CCACTTTCGTGGGCTTTTTGTTTTTATACCACTTTAAAATTTGCGTTTGAAACAACACCATGCCTATGCTATAATGTTGTTTTGTTGGAGACTCCACATGAATTTTAAAGAACCCTATGTTACAGTTTTAGAAGAATGCATTGTAAACGAACTATTACCAGTCTACAATCGTTACTTCCAAGAAAAGAACCTGGACCCTCCAGCACTAACACTAGAGTTGTTTAAAGTTTTAAAGCCCAAAACGGCCGCTCTACTGCAGCCCAAAAAAGAATACCACTAGAGGTTTTGGCATTTACCTCTAACAGGCGAGTAGCCAAGAAGTAAAAAAATAGTCCCTAAGCCGTTCGCAAGCGTAGAAATACCACACAAACTTCTACAAAACCCGCACGGCAGTTATTTGCAGAAATTGTGTTATATCTGCGTTTTATACTAGAAGCACAGGGTAATCGTGCTTAAAAGAAAGGTACCGTTCTTTTTGCCCGGGGAAGTACCGGGCCTCTCAATTTTACTATAAATGAATGATAACCTAACAAAACAAATATCTCCAGTCAAACACGACAACCTCAAGCTGGACTGGAGTCTGATTCCAATGGAAGCATTAGAACCAGTGGTACGAGTGTTACACTTCGGTAGTCAGAAGTACTCAGCATGGAACTGGAGTGAGGGATCTGGCTTTAAGTACACACGAGTAATTTCAGCCACTCTGCGCCACATCTTTGAGTGGACTCGAGGACGTGATCTGGATCCAGAAACTAACGAAAGCCACTTAGCACACGCTGTGTGTAACCTAATCTTTCTTTTGTATTACATCCAACACAAGGATATTTATACCAATGACGACAGAAAAATAAGATGAACAGTTTTGAAAACAGTATTTACCGCAGAAAAATAAGCCTTTTAGAGGCCTGCAAAGAATTCAACATACCAGTCGAAGACGCTCCACTGAACACCTTGGAAACATGCAGCAGCTGTAGTATCTGGTATAAGAGTAGTGAATTGGTATTAGACTTGGACTCCAATCCAATCTGCAAAGTGTGTAAGCGATTTTATGGATTGTAAAACAATAATATCTCTTTTTGATTACAGCGGAAACTGGAGTAGTTATTACAAAAACTCCGGTTATGATGTTTACAGGTTTGACTTAAAATTGGGCATAGACGTGTTAGATGTCATACCAAGCGAGTTGGGACTGGATCATGTACACGGAATATTAGCAGCTCCTCCATGCACAGACTTTGCAAGCAGTGGCGCTCAGTATTGGAAAACCAAAGATTTGGACGGGCGCACAGACTACAGCGTGTCATTGGTCAACAAAGTGTTTGAGTTTGTTGAGTACTACAAGCCGGTCTGGTGGTGTTTGGAAAATCCAGTTGGACGATTGAATAAGTTATTTCCCCACCTAAAAAAGCCATACTACTTTAATCCGTGTGATTATGCTGGGTACTTAGACGACCCAACATCAGAGGCATATAACAAGCGTACTGGACTGTGGGGAGTTTTCAATGTTCCTGTCAAAAAACCAGTATACCCTCTTTTAGGCAACTCACCCATCATGAAACTGGGTGGCAAATCAGAAAAAACAAAAGAACTACGCAGTATTACTCCACTTGGTTTTAGCAAAGCATTTTACTTACACAATCCCTGACTTGTTTTATTTGCTATAAAGCTCTATAATAGTGTTTTAACAAACCACTAATATGTTCAATCAAAATATCAATCGAGTAGGCTTTGCTTGCAAGTTCGAGGATGTACCAGTACCGAACATCAAGACTACCACTATTACGTGGTTGAATAACGCCACCAAACAGGCTGCAGAATCAAAGTTGCACAGTCTTGTCGACCACAACTTAAACGCGTTATATCAGCAGGTAAAGTGGGTGGGGAGCCGTTCGCCAGGTCACCGTATGCTACGCATCTCTAGCGATGTATTACCAGCCTACACTCACGACGACTGGTTCTGGTTTTATTGCCAACCAGCCGTCCAACAGGTACTGGTGAGGGAGTTTCAAGACATTGGTGACTTAGCCCGTTCTCTTGACGTTCGCCTGAGTTTCCATCCCGGTCAGTTTTGTGTTTTGGCATCCAACAATCCAGGCGTTGTCTCAAACTCCATCATGGAGTTTGAATACCACTGCGACATGATCCGAATGATGGGTTATGGCGAACAGTTTCAAGACTTCAAATGCAACGTACACATCGGCGGTCAACAGGGTCCAGACGGCATTAAAAGTGTGTTGAAAAAGCTGAGCAGTACAGCACGCAATGTCATCACAATCGAAAACGACGAGTTCAAGTGGGGGATTGAAAGCAGTCTGGAGTTAGTAGACCACTGTGCACTAGTGTTAGACATTCATCATCACTGGATTCGTACTGGCGAGTATATAGAACCCACCGATGCTCGAGTGTTGAAGATCATAGACAGTTGGCGTGGTGTACGTCCAGTGATCCACTATTCAGTCTCACGAGAAGAAGTGTTGAGCGATGTGTGGAGCGAGTCTGACCTTCCAGAATTAAACCTGTTGATCAACAACGGGTTTACAAAAACTCAATTGAGAGCACACTCAGACTACTACTGGAATCGTTCATGCAATCGTTGGGCCTACAGCTTCTCCAACACACATGATATTATGCTGGAGTCTAAGACCAAAAACTTGGCCCATAATAAATTCTGTATTGAAATGAATCATGAATAAAGATACTTGGGAAAAGCTGGTTATCTTAAAAGCAGAATATTATGACATCATTGATTATGATGTTGAACCAGCCAATGAAAAAAGTTATAATAAACCACAAACCGGGCGTTCGTATAATGGAGAATACAGGAGTCTTCTAAGCTCTGAATGTGGGTTCGATTCCTGCACGCCTGACCATGAACTATAACATTCTAGTACAAGAATTAAACAATCCAAAACCTGTTTACAAAGACGATGTGTTGGTGGGCCACACCCCTCCAACCAGTTTGGAGCTACAAGCAGCAAGAGCTATTGTAACGCTTCAACAGGTGATCGAAGGATTGAACAGAAGCAATAACACACCCGCTGAAGAAGTAAAAAATGAAGATCTCAATTTGCAGTGATGTTCACCTTGAATTTGGTGAACTGGATGTAGTAAATACAGACGATGCAGACGTATTGGTCTGTGCAGGAGACGTCACACTTGCACGAGCAGTAAAAACCAGCTCCAGCTCTGAAGGCCCGTATTACGAAACGTATTTGGCAACAAAAAAGTTCTTTGATCAAGCTAGTCAACAGTTTGAAAGTGTTGTCTATGTTGCAGGAAACCACGAGTTTTACAATTACAAGTGGAACAAGACCCTAGACGTTCTACGTGACTGGACTGTTGACAACTACAACAACGTGTACTTTTTGGAAGACAATCATGTAAGAGTAGGCGGCGTAGAATTCTACGGTTGTACTCTGTGGACAGACATGAACAACATGGATCCACTCACAATGATGGATATTGAATATTCCATGAACGACTACGCCAAGATCACCTATGATAGTGGCACGTACAGAAAACTGAAAGCAAAAGATAGTGTTAGTCGGCATGTACACAGCAAGAACGCACTAATGGGTTTTGTGAAAAACACAGACCTGCCCGTAGTAGTTGTTACTCATCATGGTCCTAGCTCACTGAGTAAACACCCACGCTACCCAGCAAACGACTCTGTTAACTGGGCATACTACAGCAACCTGGAAGAAGATATCCTAGGCTTCAACAATGTGCCACTGTGGTTTCACGGACACACCCACGATCCGCATGACTACAACATTGGAAACACACGAGTAGTGTGCAATCCTCGTGGGTACATTGGATACGAAAGTCTGGCTAAGACTTTCAGGTTGAAGACTGTAGAAATCTAAGATTGAATTGTTTAATCATAGCCTGTATAATAGTTTCCTTTGATGAGGAATACTATGGCAGGCTATTCTAAACAGTTTTTGATAGATGTGGCTCTTGACCGCTTTGTGCATTGCAGTCTGCTGACCGCAGAGCAAGTCGAAAGCCTAGAAAAAATGTATAACGAGTTCTACGAGGTCGTAGGACGAGACAAGTTCCGTGTTTACGCATCTGTGGATGCTGACGCAATCAAACAATACAAAGCAAACCTATGAAAGTCTACGAACTCATCAATCTGTTGAAAGACTACGAGCCCGATTTAGAAGTAGTCGTCAGTGGTTACGAAGGCGGCTACAATAATGTTGCTGGCATTTCAGAACTGACGTTGCTGGAAAACTACAACAAGGGTCGGTCGTGGGTAGGCGCTCACGAATCACTTGGTTGGTGGAACAACGAAGACGAACACAACTACAACAAGTTTAATGCAGTAACAATCTTTTAAAGCCCTTGTGACGGAATAGGTATACGTGTTGGATTCAAAATCCAAATTTTAAGGGTTCGAGTCCCTTCGAGGGTACCAGTCAGACAGCCCAAGTGATGGAATTGGTATACGTGTTGGTCTTAGAAGCCAAATTTTGCGAGTTCGAGTCTCGCCTTGGGCACCAGGAGGTATTATGAGTAGAACACACAAAGATGTTCCAGTGAAGCACCGCAAGCCTCGCGATGTATACGACTGGTTATACACTACTGAAAAAGTAGCGTATTTAAACGAAAATGACAAGCTGCGGTACTGGTACAAAGAACTTCCAGGATTGAAGCCTAAAAAGCGAAAAGAAGTGGATTTAGAATACCACTGGATGACTACTCCGTCATGGTGGACACGACTAACAATGAATCGTCCAACACGGCGACAACACCACTTGATGGAACACAAGATTCTGTTTTGTGACTTGGAAGACTTTGATTTTGTAGACACAAAGAAAAAACCATTCAACTATTACTGGTAATAATGGCGGGCGGGGAAGATGGCAATCCGCTGGCCTCATAAGCCAGAGAAACCTGGTTCGACTCCAGGGCACCGCAACCAAGGAAATATAGCTCAGCAGGTAGAGCAGTGTCTTCATACGGCATTGGTCGTTAGTTCGAATCTAACTATTTCCACCAACCACACCACAACACTATGAAAACACGATTTGACTTAGAACAAGAAATTCTTCACTGCTGGAATGTTGTTAATGATGTAGAGTTAATCAACGAAGCCATTTTGGAACGTGACTTGAGTAAAGACGAGATTGTGAATCTATTGACAGGAATTCACAGCTTATACCAGTTGAAGTTTGAAACACTATTCGAGACTTTTGAGGACTGTTGTAAGAACAAAACAATCTGAGTGTATTGTCAGCCAGGTTAGACGGCCGAGCTTGGAACTCGGAGGTCAGAGGTTCGAATCCTCTCACTCAGACCAAATAGTTTTGATATGGCGTTAGCCATATCAAAGTTATTATGGGGGATTAGCTCATCTGGGAGAGCGACGGCTTTGCAAGCCGTAGGTGATCGGTTCGAGTCCGATATCTTCCACCATTTTTATAGGAGGGCTACTAGCTTGAATTTTGGAGATATGTATTAGACGGGAGGCCTCTATGGCTGATGAAATTGAAAAAGCAGTAGCTCTTGCAAGACTAGAGCAAAAAGTAGAATTACTAGAAAAAGAATTACAAGAAGAAAAGAGTCTTTTAGCGCAACTACAACGTGACCGCGACTCAGCACTTCGTTGGGGCATTATTGCGCTTGGTAGCGGATTGATTAGTTTGTTGACTTGGACTTTTAGTCACCTATTCAATCGTTGAAAATTTTAGATTTGATATCTTTGCTTTATTCATCTATAATAATGTTTTAATCGGAACGTTAGCTCAGTTGGTAGAGCAGTAGACTTTTAATCTATTGGTCGTGGGTTCGAACCCCGCACGTTCCACCAAACCCACATAAAGGACACTTATGAGTGCTTCCACCTTCTACAAAGCAGTAGTAGAACTGCTAGAAAAAGCAAAACCCGGCAGTGTTAAACGAGGAGACAGCGTTAGCTGGAATTCAAGCGGTGGCACTGCCCGCGGCAAGATCACAAAAATCATTGAGTCTGGAGAAGAACAAGTTCCAGGCTCCAGTTTCAAAATCACTGGCACACCAGAAGATCCTGGTGCTCTAATCAGAGTATATCAGAAAACCGGCGACAAGTACGAACCAACAGATACCATTGTTGGTCACAAAGTAAAGACCTTAACAAAGATTGAAGACCTATGAACTTTGCAATGGGACCAATGGTATTGCTTCCGTGTTACGGAAAAATTTACGATTCTGCAGAAGAAGCACTGTCAGACTGGAAGGCCGGAAAAGATTTCAAAATCATTGGCGGTCCATACTGCAGCATTCGTGATCTGAAGTACATTGAAGACACCTGCAGCACAGCTTGGATTGCTTGGAACCGCATCGACGAAATACGCATTCTATAGGGGATTGGCCAAGCGGTAAGGCACTTGATTTTGATTCAAGCATTCGGTGGTTCGAATCCATCATCCCCTGCCAAACAAACATACTATGAAAAAGATTGTATTCTTTCTACACACCGGTTATGCTGGTATGGAGTCTGTAGAGTTCTGTGAGTACAACGACGACGTCACAAACGAACAATTGGACCAAGAAGCTTGGATGTTTGCACTTCAAAACGCAGAGTCGTATGGGATCTACCCGGAAAGTGATCGAGAAATCAACGGTGAGCTGGGCGAGGAGTTTGATGAAAGTTACTCAGGCAACATCGAAGGTTCTTGGAAAATCTACGATCCAGACAAGCACAATGGTTATGCGGTAGGTGGTGATGTTCCATTTAAAGACTAAGGGAAAGTAGCTCAGTTGGTAGAGCAATGTTTTGATAAAGCATAGGTCAGTGGTTCGATCCCACTCTTTCCTACCAAACAAGAAAGCGGCTGCAGGAAAATTCTGCTGAACCTATAATGCTATTACTGGCGACTAGGATGCCTCACTAGCGTAACGGTAGCGACCGGATAGTGTAACCGGCGTGTAATAGTAGACCGCTTTCTTCCCATAAGTTAGCATACAAATATTCCGCCCGATGCAAACGGGAGATAGTATTGCAATTACTGAAGGATATTTTAATGTATGCTAACTTATGGGAGAGTTGCTAATATTGGCCTAAGGGCGAGCCTTATAAACTCGTAGAGCACCGTCTAGATAAGGCGGAGTAATGTGGGTTCGATTCCCACCTCTCCTACCACTAACAGAGGAAAAAATGAATATTCCAGATCGCTGGGTTGTCCTGAAGATTGAAACAGAAAACAAAACTGTCTACAAAGTTTTTGGAGTTTGGTATGGTGGCTACATGGGAGGCAATAACTGGCAGTTGAACTCAGGCGTTGCGTCTCTCGAAGTGAGTGATGGGTGCGTGCTATTTCACGGTAACAGTGGGTCTCAGTACTTGTGTAATCTTCAATCCTATGGTTTAAGTAGTTGGGGTGTTTCTCAGCTGGAATTCCTAATCAAGGGCGCAGTAGCAGCTGGTTCAAAAGTAGAAGTCCTACCACAATCAACAGACTGGAGCACATTGGTATGAACGCAGAATTCGACAATCTTTCCAGACTTTATACAGAGGCCATGAAAGAACTCGAAAACGAACAAGAGGCCTACTGGAATTCGTTAACACCGTCACAGCAGTTGGCTGCTTTCTGTGCAGTATCTCGCCGAATTCACAAAGGTGAGATTGAGGACGGTGGAACGTATCGTTATGTGTTGTACCAAATCTTTGGTTTCGGACCCGAAGCCTATGCAGCTGCACAAGATGCAGGGTACTTGGAGATCCACAATTCGATCTACGACGCATCACACGAACGCGAATTGTTAGAACATTTTGCAGCACACTGTGGTGTTGAAAATCCAGCAGCAATGGCAACAGACTTTTACTTGAATAAGTCATGAAAACCTTTTTGATCTCAGACACACACTTTGGCCACCAAGGTGTGTGTAACTTTTTGCGAGACGACAACACAAAACTACGCCCCTGGACCACTGCGGACTCCATGGACGAGGATTTGGTGAAGAATTGGAACTCTGTTGTGTCTCCAAAAGATCGTGTCTATCATCTAGGCGATGTGGTCATCAACCGCAAAGCATTGAAGATTTTAAGTCGTTTAAACGGCCGCAAAGTGTTAATCAAGGGCAACCACGACATTTTCAAGCTACATGACTATGTGCCATACTTTGATGACATTCGTGGTTACCATGTCTTAGAAGATTGTTTGCTGTCACACATTCCAGTGCATGAAAGCAATCTTTACCGTTGGAAATACAACATTCACGGTCACTTACATCATCGCCGAGTGTTGGATAGCAGTAACAACACACACCCAAAATACTACAATGTAAGTGTGGAGTGTGTTGACTATATTCCAGTGGAATGGAACTCTTTAAAGAAAGAACTAGAACATGCCGTGCTATAAATGCAATAACAACAAGTACAAGTATGGTGAAAAGGGCCGTTGTGTGTTTGACACACTGGAGGCTTGCAAAGCAGCAGAACGTGCCGTTCACGCACGAGAAAACAAAAATTTTGATGGTGACTGTGACGACTGCACAAAAGAAGTCAAAAACTCAGACTTGAAAAATAACGCACACTAGGCTATAATATAGTCTATGTCGAAGCAATACAAGATCACTGCAATAATCTATGACCGTCGTGGACGTGTGTTGAGCATTGGTAAAAACAGTTACGTCAAAACACATCCACTTCAGGCTCATCACGCTGTTAAAACCGGAGAACCGTACAAAATGTATCTTCATGCCGAAGTCCATGCTATTACTTTGTGTAAAGACTTATCTAAAGCACATAGCATGAAGATTTTTCGGTTCTTGGAAGACGGTTCTCCGGCCCCAGCAAAGCCGTGTAGTATCTGTTGCAGTGCCATTGCCGCTGCCGGCATCAAAATTGTAGATCACACATGACAACTATAACAAGTATCCCCTCAAAATATCAGCTCGCAGTGTATTATATTTTAGGCAGTAAGTTACTGTGTGACAACTGGTGGAATTCACCAAACGTAGCTTTTGGATTGCTCACTCCACTACAACAGTGGGATGTAGATCCAGATGTTGTAAAAGACTATATAATCCACAGTAGACCATAAAATATTCCCTCGTAGCTCAGAGGTAGAGCAGCAGACTGTTAATTTGTTGGTCGGATGTTCGATCCATCCCGGGGGAGCCAGTTCTTTAGTAAAAAGTTCTATAAAGAGTCTTTTACTAAGGAAGTATGGGTGAGTGGTTAAACCAGCAGTTTGCTAAACTGTCGCCCTTAATAGGGGCGCGTAGGTTCGAGTCCTACTACTTCCGCCAAATAATTAATACACAGGTACCAGAGCGGTCCAATGGCGCGGATTGCAAACCCGTTGATTCGTGAGTTCGAATCTCACCCTGTGTTCCAACAAAAAGGAATTTAAAATGGAAAACCACAATTGGGTGTGTACAGTGTGTGAGTATTTATACGACGAAGAAGATACAGGCATGAACTGGGAACAACTACCCAAGTACTGGAACTGTCCACACTGCGGTTCAGCAAAAGAAGAGTTTGTATTGACAACTGTATGATTAGTGTTAAGTACAACCACAACAACAAGCTAATCGACTGTGAAGTAAAGTCACATCACAACGACACATACGAAGTTTGTTATTACGATAAAACACTAGACCGTTGTGTTACAATTTGGGTACACAAGACTACTTTAGTATTTCCCAAATTTGAAGAATTGATTGTCTGATTCCCATTAAGATAGTGGTAGTCGCCAGGTCTCCAAAACCTTGGAGTTGCGGTTCGAGTCCGTAATGGGAACCCAATTAGGAGCAGTAATGTTAAAGACAAAAATTGTAGCTGCAATGCTTTGCATTAGCAGCTTTTATGTGTTTGGGCAAACAGTCTACGATAATAAGAGTCTGTTAGACACAAATACAAATACTACAAATACAACTACTAGTGTTATTACTAGCACAAATAACGGAAATACTACCAGCACAAACACAAACATAAATCAAAGCAGTGTTGTACAAGAAAGTACCAACAAAAACGATACTGTTCAAAAAATAATCCAGCCTCCGCCAACGGCTGTTGCGCCAAGCATGATGAGTGGCGGTAACCCAGATTTATGCGCTACAGGAACAGGCGGTGCAATGCAAACCCAGGTATTGGGATTGAGCAGTGGCAGTACTGTGCGAGATCTAAACTGTGAACGACTAAAGCTGAGTAAAACGCTATTCGACATGGGAATGAAAGTGGCAGCTGTTACACTGTTGTGTCAAGACAGACGAGTGTTTGATGCCATGTGGGAAGCAGGCACTCCTTGTCCGTATGATGGAAAAATAGGAGACCAAGCCAAGGTCTTGTGGACTAACAATCCACATCAAAAACCAGTCTTGAACAAGGACACACAAAATGAAAAAACAAGTAACAGTCCTGGCTTGTTTACTAGGATCATGGGTTGGTTGTTCTAGTGGTCAGACTTTTCACAGCACTAATCCACTATTAGATATACGAAAAACAGGAACGCCGCTCAACTTAAGTGACGAGGGTACCAGTGGTCCTATAACACTACCTTTTAGTTTTCAGTTTTTCGGCAGAAACTTTAATACTGTTGCAGTAAATACCAATGGCATTGTTAGTTTTAATGAAAACATAAGGCCCGGGTATTGGCCACAGGTATTAAATAAAAACCTGGATTCTCAGTACAATTACACATTGTTTCCACTTTGGACAGACTTAGTGTCTAACAACAAAAGTCCTTATATAAGACTGGGGACCGACAATGTAGTAATAGGTTGGTACGATATGATGGAATATCGCAATCCTGTTAGAAAGAACAGCTTTGAAGTACAGTTGTGGAATAACAACAGTTTTGAGTTTAGATACAACTCTGTGTCGTTATCTCGCCAGCCAGTTACAATAGGTTACAGCGGTGACTTAAGTAAATATGAATATAAAAACTGGTTTAGAAGCTACGGAAATAACACAGAGTTAAAAGATTTTAGTTACTACTACGACCCACTACAGCAGTGCGACTTTAACCCAGTATACAATGTTTCTTGTAAAAACTACAATGCTGCCTACTTGTCTCAACAATGTAACTTAGATCCATTATACAGCACGCAGTGTTCAGGATACTCCAGAGCACTTTTAGAAAAGAATTGTAGTACAAATCCACAGATTTGTGGTAGAACCACTGCAGTAGAAGCCGCAGAGATCGTACCAACAGCACTGCAGCGTGTAACGCAACAAAATGTGGTAGCAAGCAGGGTAACAGAAAATACTAGAGTGGTTGTTCAGCAAGAAGTAGTAGTACAAGAACAAAAAGAAAATCCAGTAGTTTTAATACAGAATGTTGCACCTAAACCTACTCAAACAACAGAAAAACAACAACCACTGGCGGTTAATTCACCGCAAGAAATTGTAGGCGGACCAGAGGTTAGTGCTTTTCAGGTTATACCAACTGGCTTTTCAAACTACAGTGCTTTGGTCTTAAAAGACATTCCTTTTTATCCAGTACGAGAGGTATATAGAAATCAAAGAGCAATCGACAACAGAAGCGCACAAAGAACACTAGGTGGCGCACAAGAAAACCGCTGGCAGGAACTAGTAGATATACAGTTCAGGCGTGGAGATTGATAATGGCGGAGACAAAAGATCTTGATCAAAAAATAGAACAACTTGAAAAAACGGCCAAAAAATACGCAAGCAAAGATACTGTAATCAGTATTGGCGGATATGAGTTTACGCCAGCTAAACTAATGGTAGCTTTTACACTTGCAAGTAGTATTTTAGGCGGATTATATGGGGCTTTTGAGGTCTACAAAGACTATCAAAACATGAAAAAGAAAATAGCAGAATATGTTACCCCAGACCTAACTGCTATAACTGAAAAGTTAAGTGTACTAGACAAAAAACTAGATGGCATAGAGACTAATGTAGCCCAAGCCACAGACTACACAAACAACATTAAAAACGATCTAAAAACAGATATTCGCAGATTAGAAGGCGTTGTAGATAACGTTGAAAGAAGTGCAAAACAAAGTCAACGCGACGTAGATCAAGAAATGAAATCTGTAAGAATGGAAATGAATAAACTAGATCGTGAAACTGATCAAGATCTTAGAAAAATGTCAAAAGAAATGGATGAAAAAATAAAGAAAGCACTCGACAATCCATTAGCAAATAAATAAAAAAGGAAGCGTTAGCCGAGTTGGACTAGCGGCAACTGTCTTGAAAACAGAAGGCCTTGAAAAAGGTGTGTGAGTTCGAGTCTCACCGCTTCCTCCAATAAAATTTTAATCTTGAGTATGATGTGTTTTTGAAGTAAAATATTCTTTTAACGCTAACAAAGGAACAAACAAATGGAACCTCTTTACAGTTTTGTAATTGCAGCTTATCATCACATTGACGGTACAGTTCAAATCGAAGTGTACGACGACTGCACTTCTGGTGTAGATGCAATTCTGGGCTTCTTGGAAGACGAAGACTTCCACATGGATACTGTACCAGACGTGTCCAACATGGAATACGACGAAGCAGTAGACACTCTGCTAGCGTACTTGGAAGATCAAGACATCAGTGCTGGTGTACATCAACTGTGATTGTACTAACACCACACAAGCCCAGCTTCATTGTATGGGGTATTTCAAAACACAATTTTGTTAGTTGTGTAGTAGTATCAAACTAAAACTGCGGGTAGACTACCTGAAGGGGCCAGGAGCAGCCTTCCAAGCTGATGAACGCGGAGTTCGACTCTCCCTACCCGCTCCATGCATCCTTAGCTCAGTGGTAGAGCGTCTCTTTTACACAGAGAGGGTCGTGAGTTCAATTCTTACAGGATGTACCAAAGGATTATATGAAAAAAGCATTTTTAATGCTTGCACTATCAGCAAATCTAGCATATGCTGATCCCATCACAATCAACAGTCAACTACAATGCGACAAGCACGACGTTGTAGTTAACGCACTACAAACCAAGTACAAAGAATCTCCAGTTTGGATGTCACAAAAAAAGGAGATTGTATACGGTTTGTTTTTGAACAAAACAACCAAAACCTGGACTTTTGTTTTAACAGACAATAACCTTATGTGTGTTGTAGCAGAAGGCGAGGGTTTTGTATCAACTAACCCCATTTAGCGCAGGCCTGAAGAGCCTGGCGTGCTTAGTTCGAATCTAAGAGTGGGGGCCAAACAAATATGACAACTTTTGTACTGGTGTGGGTATTGGTAGTTAGTTCTGGTGGTAAACCAACTGTGTTTGGGCCTCCAGTAGAAGACCTAGCCAGCTGTGTTAGAATGCAGCAAGCAGTAAAATACCAAGAAGCTACCTGCGTTCAAGTAAAACTATTAGCTAAGTAAATATGAACAATTACTTTATCTTTGCAGCAATTCTAGAAGGCATGAGCTACGGCTTTAAAGACCTTCAACTGGAGCAGTTTGTTGTAAACTCAACAGGGTGTTCTGTTGAGCAATACAACAAAGAGTTTCTACACGCTTACAGTAATGGCGAAATCAAAGGTTCTGTAGTATAACGGTTATTATGCCGGCCTGTCACGCCGGTGACACGGGTTCGATTCCCGTCAGGACCGCCAATCAACAACACAAATCAAAATCAAAATGAATCTATCAAAGTATATCGGAAAGATCAACACAAAAATCCACGACCTACAACAAGACGACGATTTTCCAGTGTTTAGTGATGGTGTAAATCACTACTGGTTTGAGGTCCAATACACAGACAACGACGAGTTTGTTATTCGCGACACGTGTGGTCGAGTAATGCCGCTTCCAGTTGAGGTTTTAACAGAACTGGGTGACTTAATGTTTGATGTAGAACAAGTCTACAACGCACAAAAAACAGCAAAAAACAGTTTTGATACTCCATCAACTTCGGAGTTTTGATGCACATTGCCAAAATTATTGGTATTACAAAACCTCTTGAGTTAGACCTGTCTAGTGCAGAAGACTTGGTTGCCTACACAGCACGAGTCAGCAATCCAAGCAACCAACATAATACCTCAACTGCCCCAAAGCTGTTAAAATATTTGGCTAAAAACAAGCACTGGTCACCATTTGAAATGGTGAGTGTTGTAATGGAAATCAATACAACTCGTGACATTGCACGTCAGATCCTACGACACCGCAGCTTTTCATTTCAGGAGTTTTCTCAGCGATATGCTGTTGTAGACGAATTGGGCTTTGAGTTCAAAGAAGCGCGGTTACAAGACAACAAAAACCGTCAAAACAGTATTGAAACCAGCGATGCTGAGCTGCAGGATCTGTGGAAAGAACTGCAACAAGACGTAGTACGCAAAGCAAAGCAAACGTACGACTGGGCCATTAGTAACGGTATTGCAAAAGAACAAGCCCGTGCCATTCTACCAGAGGGTTTAACAATGAGCCGGTTGTACATGAGCGGCACACTGCGTAGCTGGATTCACTACTGCGAACTTCGGTGTGAAGCCGGAACACAAAAAGAGCATCGTCAGGTTGCTTTTAGCTGTCGTGACCAGCTGACAGAACACTTTCCATCACTAAAAGAATTTTTTATCGGAGAACACATTGAGCAATAAGAGCGGCGGTAACAGCAAGACAGCCCAAGCAAATAACTACAAGACCCTAAAGCGGTGGGAATCTAACAGACTGAAAAAGATTGCACGCCATCTAAAACGTTTTCCAGAAGATAAAGTGGCTGAAAAGGCTGTAAACAACATCGTTTATCGCCGCAAGATTCCAAAGACTCCACAGTGGTCACACACTCAGATTGAAATTGCACGACTGTTCAAGACTTTTAGGGGTAGTGTAGATCGTGACATCTTTCACAGCAACGAAAAGATCAGTGCAGCTGCATTGTTGATGCCTGGCCCGTACAGCAAAACAAAGACCCAGCCCGACTTGAACACAAAGACGATGTTTCAACTTGGCTTGCGCGCGAGGTTTGTATAATGGAACTGTTTGGATATTACTGTTTGTTCTGTATCACAACATCACTGTCTGCAATGTACGAGCTTTTTTGGCCAGTTATTAAAGAAGTTCGCGTCACAGAACCAGAAACAATGGTGGCACGAAACTGGAAAATGGCCACCTTTTCGTTGTTGATCGGCGGGCTTGTGTTAGCTCCAATCTTGATCTGGAGTGTGTTGATTCCAAAATTGAGTGAAAAATTTAAGAATCGTTTGTATGTCAGTTTAATCACAGAACAAAAATATTGATTTGAATGTTTTTGTTTATAGGGCTATAATAGATTTTTAAACAACGGAGAGTGCATTGAAGTTCATTGACTTTGAATATGTGGATCGTAATAACCGGGTTTCTAACCGAGAAGCTCTTGTGCTCAACAATCCAACTGACAAAATGGCCTGCATTGATGTTAGCGAACTGGAGGCTGATGAACAAGCACAGTTTGCCGCAGCGTACAACAAAGCACTGGAGGAGTTTCAAACTGCTCTGATGAAGATTTACCAAGAATATGACGTGGTAAATAACTATCGTGAGTTCGTTCCAGAACGCATGAAGATTAATTTTTCAGAGTATATCTGAAAAATTAAATATGGCTGTATGAAGTAGAGAGAAAAGTGTTCCGGACGGCGGTTCGATTCCGCCCAGGTCCACCAAAAGCATACTTAACACCTTAAGGCCTCAAGCTTAGATGACGGAAGTTGTAGGAGTTTGCGTGTGCGCTTAGTATGCTTTTGATGGGCCTGACCTGGTTTCGACGGGGCAATGAGTAACGAAATGGACAGCTCGGCAATGCGAAAGCCGTAGGGTTGGGAGTTTCCTGGCCGAAACAGCAAAACAAAAATAAATGCCAACGATGAGGTATTTGCTCTAGCAGCCTGAAAAACTAGCTGAGCCAGGGTTTTCGCCACGTGTCCTTGTTATCAAATCACGTGGCATTTTATTAGGGTAGCTCATGTGATGTACGTCGAGTAAGCACTTGCGACGGTTATCGTACCACTTGCTACCCTAATAAAATGCCAACCACCTCTGCAGTAATGTACGTGGTGGCTGTCTTGGGCGGGCCTGTACACCCCGCAATTGCGAACCCGCCTCAGTGCACGACGAAAACAGGATGGGCTGTCGTGCCGCCGCCGTTTTAGCTCAGTGGTAGAGCAACCGCCTTGTAAGCGGTAGGTCGAGAGTTCGAATCCCTCATGCGGCACCATATCTATAGCCACAGCCAGTCGCTCTGGTAGTTTGGAACTATTCTAGAAATGAGGTTCGAGTCCTTTGTGGTTATAGATATGGTGAGAAATTTTTATATTGAATAACTTGTAAAAAGAATCTATAATGAGTGTAACGAAATCGCAAAGAAAGTTTCGTTTTTGGGATAACAGGCTGTTATTTCAAAACTTGGAGCGAGTACTACAATTTAAAGATCAAATAGAAAATGTAGCAATCACAAACAATCTATCAATAGAAGAACTACCACAAAGTATCGTACCAACAGCAACATTCTATGAAATGCTGTTGTGTTACGAAGCAATGTACGACAAGTTGTTAGAAGAAGAACTTATTACTCACGGCTATCCCAAATCAACCACAACACATCACTAAAGGAAAATAATCATGGCATGGACTGAAGAACTAAAGCAAACCGTAATCGAAGCATATCAAGCAGCAAATCCCACAGCAGAAAACTCACTGGAAATTGTACAAGAACTTGCTCAAGAGTATGAGCAGAGTGCAAACGGTGTACGTATGATTCTTGTTCAAGCAGGAGTATATGTAAAAAAGGAAGCAGCCGCGACTGGTACTACAACTACCAAAAAGTCCGGAACTGCCTCAGAGGGCACTAAGCGTGTGTCAAAGGAATCAGCCATTGCCGCACTGAAGGAAGCTATTCGTGGTCGTGGCAAGGAAGTCGATGACGACATTCTTGACAAGCTCACCGGCAAAGCTGCACTGTATCTAGCAGAAGTAATCAGCTAATAAAAAGCGGCCTCGTGCCGCTTTAATTTTTTCAGGAGATCATATATGGCTAACAAGAAAACAAAGAATGGTGAAAATGAAAAGCTGGATTCAAATAACATTGAAAGGGTGTTAAAGCTGTTGAGTGCTGTGCCGCCCATCACCAAAAAAGCAGCTTGTGAAATCCTGAACATTGCCTACAATACCACTCGCTTAGACAAGATCCTTGAAAAGCATCGTGAAAGTCAGGAAAGAGACAAGCGGCTGAGGGCTCAAAAGCGCGGTATGCCTGCAACAAAAGACGAGATCAGTTATATTGCAAAATACTATCTCAACGGAGAGTCGGTAGAAAAGATCAGCGAGTCTCTTCACAGACCCTCAACTTTTGTAACCCAAGTATTGAACACCTACAACATTCCTCGCCGTCAGCGAAAGCACGACTACTTTAAACCAGAACTCATTCCAGAAGATTGTGTAAGAACACAATTTTCCATTGGAGAAAAAGTTTACAGTGCACGATACGACAGCCTTTGCACAATCGAAGCAGAAGTTCCACACCATCTAGAAAAGGTTTACCGAATCTGGCTAGTTAGCGATCGTTGGCAACAATATGCAATGCAGCCAGCATCTGAGCTAGCAAGTCTACAACACTTAAAAGAATACGGAATAACCTAATGTACGAAAAAACAATTTATGAAAATGAAGAAAAAGGCTATCAATACAGACTAACGTACAGTACGTTTAGGGACGTGGAGTATATACACCTTCGAAAATATTTTTTAACCTATGACGGTGACTACCATCCAAGCAAAGAAGGGGCAAGTATTCCAGCAACTATTCAAAATACTTATAATATTTTAGACGGATTGTTGGATGTGTTAAGCAAGAGTGAAGGGTGGGATTCAATCAAACAGCATATTAGTTCTAGAATTAAAGACTAGAATTTAATCAATTATTGTTGTATAATAGATACTATGAAAACACTACACAACTATCTAGACGAGTGCAGCCGTCAATATTACAACGGTGTGCCCATCATCTCTGACGAACAGTTTGATCGACTGGCGGCTATCTCAAACTACAACAAAGTAGGTAGCAGTGAGTGGGGTGACTCACAAGCCCATATGTATCAAATGTACAGTCTTCAAAAGCACTACGAAGACTCAAACAAGCCCAGCCCACTGCACAACGAAAAGAACATTGCAGTCACTGTAAAGCTGGATGGTGCAGCAATCAGTGTGCTATACGTAAACGGCAATTTTGTTCGTGCACTCACCCGAGGCGATGGTGTGAACGGTCGTGATGTAACAGACAAGGTAGCTCGTCTGGTTCCTGTCAAGATTCCAGACTTCTGGGGTCACACAGTTCAGATCACTGGAGAAGTGTGTGCTCCGAGTCACATTGAGAATGCTCGCAACTATGCAGCAGGCAGCTTGAACTTGAGTGACTTGTCAGAGTGGAAAACTCGCAGTGTTGAGTTTTTTGCATATGGTGTGTATCCATATCTAACCGAAACCTTCACTCAAGACATGAACACACTGAGTGCAGTGGGCTTTTCTACTGTGTTTGATAACCACCTGGAAAAGATCTATCCCACTGATGGTTTGGTATTTCGTGTAGACAACAATGAACGCTTTGATGAACTGGGGCACACCAGCAAGCATCCTCGTGGTGCTTATGCGTTGAAGACTCGTCAGGAGTGTGTTGAGACTGTGTTGCTGGACGTGGAATGGCAAGTTGGCAAGACAGGCAAAGTAACTCCTGTAGCCATCTTGGAACCCGTTATGGTAGGCGATGCAACAGTGAGCCGAGCCACGTTGAACAATCCTGGCTTTATCAAAGCACTGGAGTTGTGTATTGGTGATGTAGTAGGCATTCGTCGAGCAGGCGAAATCATTCCTGAGATTGTGTACAAAGTATGATAGTATTATCACTAGCAATATGTGCTTTGAACTTGGTGTTGTGCGGAATGTCGCTTGCCGACCAACATTGGGCTTTGGCGACATCACAACTAAGCGTAGCAATGTGGGCAGCTATAGCAGCACGTCTACAATACAAACTAAATAAACATGAACAATAATTGGAAAGATGCTGTCATTGATCGTTTGGTGAGTCTGCACATCTACAACCCTTCACATGATGAGGACCCAGTCAAGGCACTAAACGATCTAATACAAATGGAGACAGAAATTGCATTAGATCCAAAGGTATCTGAAAAAGCCCAGGAGCTGTACGACAACATCAACTGGAGTCTTCCACAACTGCAGACCCTGCTACGCATTGAAGCACGAAAAACTATTAAACTGCAAATTGCAAACGACATAGTGTTCGATGAAACATACGAACCAACTGCAATGGACATGGAATACTGGACTGAGTTGCATGAAGCACTGTGGAAAAAGTACAAAAATGAAGACGGTTGACGAAGCAGTATTAGAAAAAGCCATAAAGGCATTGGAAGACTTTGCCTATCGCGGCAGATGTGACAACTGGTCCGAAGCCCTTATCGCCTTAGACGCAGTGTTGGAGCAACCAGATCAGGGGTACAGCCCAGAGCCGAGCGTTGCCCAACTGAACGCGATTCTGGACGGTCTAGGCGCAGCTCCTGGTGCCCGCCAGTCTGCCCGAGAGTTCCTGCGGGTGTGGATTCGGGACTGGACGATGCACAAGCTCGCGCTGGCGCAGGAACCGGCGGCAATTTCGCACAACCACGAATGGTTCCGAACCGGAGGCATGAAACCTGGGCAGTACCGATGCATTCACTGCGGGACGTGGGCTCAAGAACAACAAGATCCGTCGGCCTACAAGATCACTGGCAAACTGGGAGACATTTGCCACTTTAAAAGCACTTCTGTACGCAAGGGTGATGTGGTCTACACCGTTCCACCTCGAGTCGAGTGGGTGAGTCTGACTAATGAGGAAATTGTACAGATTTTTGACGATGGTCTTGAGGGCGGTGATTGGGCAGACATTGTCCGTGCCGTTGAGGCCAAGCTAAAGGAAAAGAACTATGTTTAACGTCCAAGACATTGTACAACAACTGAGGGCTGTACCCGAAACCGGAGCAAATCCAGACTTGATTGAACAAGCTGCAGACGCTTTGGAGCATATCTACAAAGAAAATCAGATATTGCTGGACTATCTTAAAACCATGAGACGTATTACCAGGGAGTGGCTGCATGATTGACTCAGCAGCTGCCCACTTTCAACCAAAAAGCAAGAATTGGCTACGTCGAGCATTAAAAATTTAATGTTGTACGACGGTATCTTTTAGGCTATAATAGTGTTCTTGATTAGTTAAAGACCCATGCAAATTACCATACCAAATAATTGCCCCTGCTGCAACTATACCCTTGAAACAATCAATGAACAATTGTTTTGCCGCAACCCCCTGTGCGATGCTCAAGTGTTCAAAAAGATTGAACATTTTTGTAAAACAATTGGTATTAAGGGCATGGGCCCAAAAACACTTGAAAAACTATCACTCAACGATATCACCGAAATTTACTTTCTAGATCAAAAAGAAGTAGAAATTGCTCTTGGCAGTGCAAGACTTGCAGAAAAACTCTTTCAAGAAATAGAATTGTCAAAGTCTGCAAAGCTCAGCGTAGTGCTACAGAGCTTTTCTATTCCACTTATCGGGTCTACGGCAAGTGAGAAGATTTCAGGTGTAGTAAATCATGTAAGTGAGATAACCGAAACCAAATGTAAAGAAGCTGGACTAGGCGATAAGGCCACACAAAACCTTATGGCTTGGATCAACTCAGAACTAGCAGAGCTTCAGGAATTTTTGCCATTTTCCTGGACTTCTGCATCAAAGCAACAGGCCAAAGAATATTTGGCCACAGTATGCATCACTGGCAAGCTAAAAACCTTCAAAACAAAAGCACTAGCACAAAAAGCTCTAGAAGAAGGCGGTTATAAAGTAGTAGAGTCTGTCACAAAGTCGCTTGACTATTTGGTAGACGAAGCAAACGATAACAGCACAAAAAGACAAAAAGCAGACAGTTATGGCATAACAATCATCAGTAACCTCGACAAATTTTTAAAGAAAGAAATCTAAAATGACAGAAAAAACCAAGAAGTGGTCAGACGAAGCAGTTCAAACTCTACTAGCCGCAGTAGGAAACGAGTCCCCAGTCAGTGCCGAAACCGTAGAAGCCGCAGCAGCACAACTAGGTGTATCTACCCGTTCAGTAGCATCAAAGCTACGTCAGCTAGACCGTGAAGTAGCCTCACTGGCTAAGGTAAAGGTCTCACGCTTCTCAGACCAAGAAGCACAAAGCCTTGCACGTTTTGTTGAGCAAAACTCAGGCACAATGACCTACAAGCAGATCTCAGAAGTGTTCTTGGAAGGCAAGTTCTCTGCCAAGGAAATTCAGGGCAAGATTTTGAGCATGGAACTTACCGGCATGGTCAAGCCAGCTGAAAAGGTAGAGGCTGCCAAGTCTTATTCAGAACAAGAAGAAGCCATTTTCGTAAAGATGGCAGAGTCTGGCAAGTTTATCGAAGACATTGCAGACGCTCTTGGAAAGACCATTGCCTCAGTTCGCGGAAAGGCACTCAGCCTTACTCGCAACGGCCAGATCTCAAAGATCCCCGCTCAAAAGACTTCACACAGCAATGCACAGCCAGATCCAGTTGCTCAACTTGGCGACAAGATCAATACCATGACTGTTACACAGATCGCACAGGCTGTAGACAAGACCGAGCGCGGCATCAAGACAATGCTGACTCGCCGTGGTATCAAGGTAGCAGACTATGATGGTGCTGCCAAGAAGGCAAAAGCAGAAGCCAAATCTGCTGAGTAATATACAGATTGTATAAATAAAGGCATAGAGAACTAAAAAGCTCTATGCCTTTTTGTTCTGAGGAAATAATATGGGTTCATCAATCAGTGCTATTTACGACGACGAGAAGAGCTGGTCAGAATTCAAAATCCGGGCCGGCGTAGTGGGAACAGACTGGAAGCTGTATTCTCCAGAATACAATCTTGCACATCGTGGTCTAAGCCTGGGGTACACCAACAAGCGACTAAAGCTGTTTGTAAATCAAGAAAAAGAGCTGATCGACTTAAAAGAGAAACACAAAAAAGAATTAGTAGAACTGGCCCAGCTTGAGGCTTTGGAACAAAAATATAAATGAAGGTAAACATATCATATCACGACCTCGACAGCTTGACTGTGGAGGAAATCGTGCGCCAAGCACAGCACAATTACGGCAAAAATGTAACAGTAGAAATAACGCCTGAAAGCTGGATAGCGTACGATGCCATTTATTTTGGCATTCAGCAGTTAATAACACACAAGCAGTTAAGTATTATTTTTGATAAAAAAGCGTTTTATCAGCACGAAATAAAAGAGTTGAGAAACGACATACTAGCAAAAGTTGAGGAAATACTTAATCAAGTTATCATAGACAATGAATCAAGAGTGACCTAATGGATTGTAGTGCTATTGTACTAAATAAACTGCTAGTAGAAAGAAACTTGGATATTTGGTCTAGGCTAAAACTCGCCTTTTTGGATCCAGCCTTTAGCAGTTTATATAGTGCTATTTCTAAGTACTACGATAACTACAGTAACATTCCAAGTTTCGACGAACTAGAGCTAACACTACGAGAAGGTCCAGCACTTAGAACGCTGGCAACCGTAAAACTAGCAACAAACGAAGACATTAGTGCAGAAGTGGCACTAAATGCCCTGATTGATCAGTATACACAAAATGAGGCCATAAAGCTCTTAGACAAGTTTATCGACAAACTACCGGTATACGACAGTCAGGAAATAAAAGACAATTTGAGCAGCATTGTATTGACACTAGAAGACAAGACCCTAACAACCGAAGGGGTCTACAATATGTCAGACATACTGCTGTTTACAAATCCAGAAGACCTTGCACGAGACAGAGTGTTTCTTGGATTCAATAATAGTTTTGATGCTGCACTCAGTGGTGTTGCACGACAAGAACTGATCTTGATAGGTGGCAAAAGAGGCAGTGGCAAATCTATTTGTAGTAGTAATATTCTTGTAAATCAGTACGAAAACGGAAACACTGCTGTTATATTCACAATTGAGATGACAGCAAAAGAAGTACTAGAACGAAACATGAGTATTCTGGCCGACGTAAACCATCAGGCCATCAAGCAAAACAAGTTAACAGAAGAAGACTTGTTAAAACTGGTAAAAGCACGAGCCGGCATGTTTCAAGACGCAGACGATCTGGTAGACGAGTTCCGTAGAACTCGAGATCGTTATCGCTTTGAAAACAGACTGGTACGAGAAAAAGCACTGAATCAAGATAATCAAATGATTATTATTGACGACAGAGCTCTTACCATTACCAGCTTAGATTTGCACTTAGGAAAGCTGAAATCTAAGTTTGGAGACAAGTTTACTGTTTGTGTTGTAGACTACTTAAACCAAATTGTAATAGAAGGTGCTAGTCAATACGACTGGCAGCCTCAGATAGAAATCAGTAAAAAACTCAAAAACTTGGCACGAAAGTACGAAATAGTAATGGTTTCTCCTTATCAAATAGATGCAAGTGGCGAAGCAAGATTTGCCAAAGGCATTTTAGATGCAGCAGATATTGCACTGGTAATGGAAGCCCACGACAAAGAAAAAGCCGCACTTACTTTTAGCACTACAAAGATCAGAGGTGCGAGCGAGCTTACAATAACTTCTCCTATAAATTGGGAAACCTTGAGAATTAGTCCTAATTCTATTGATGCCCCAGAGAAGAAAGAAACGATCAAAAAAGTAAAAAAGACAAAAGAAGTAGACGATAGCAGCAGCGACATACCTTGGAATTTATAAAATGTCAGACCCAGTATTACAGCTTTTACAAAAGAACAACATACCAGCCACAAGTAGTGGTCAAGACTGGGTCACACATTGTTTAAACCCAGATCACGACGACAGAAACCCCAGCTTTAGAATCGACAAAAGCAGTGGAATAGCACACTGCTTTAGTTGTGGGTTTAAAACAAACATATTCAAGTATTTTGGAATAACAACAACACCGTACAGTGTTAAAATAGCAAAGCTAAAAAAGAAGTTAGAAAACCTAAATATTAGCATGAACGGTGTTGAGTTTCCAGAGCGACAGGTTCCAATAACAAAGCCTTTTAGAGGAATAAGTACAGCAACACTAAAGCACTTTGATGCGTTTTGCACTACAACAGGGGATGAAAAACTTCAAGACAGAATCTGGTTTCCAATAAAAGACTTGAGAAATAAGATTCAGGTGTTTGTTGGAAGACATATGTTGAGTAGTGGAAATCCTAGATACTTAAACTATCCGTCCGGAGTAAGACTTCCTATCTATCCAGAAGTATTTGAAGACGCAAAGAGTGTTGTGTTAGTAGAAGGCATATTTGATATGCTGAACTTGTACGACAAAGGCTTAAAGAATGTTGCTTGTACTTTTGGCACAAACACACTTTTTGAAGACGCACAATTAAAGCTATTAAGTCTAAAAACACAAGGAATAAACAAAATCTACTTAATGTACGACGGCGATGAGCCTGGTCAAAAAGCAATGGAAAAGCTAGAGCCCATTCTTCAAGAATGCAACTATTTGGTTGAAAAAATAGTGTTGGAAGAAACTCAGGACCCTGGCGATTTGTCGCAAGAATACGTTAACAGCATAAAGGAATGGATTAATGAAAAAGATAGCAGTAATTGATAAAGCACCGTCACGAGCAGACTACAAAAAGTACTTTGAGTTTGAGTTTGATGTTTTTCACATGAGTAGCGTTCCCATTCAAAAGCTACTAAAGAAAGACGTAGATCTAGACCCTAAACTGTTGGAACCGTACGATTTGATTATACTGGTAGGCTCAGAGCCTGCAAAAGAGTACGCAAAGATTACAAGTGTTACAAACTATCAGGGCACATTAACAAACGACAAGTACGTTTGTTTAACAAACCCCAGCATGCTGGTATTCAAGCCAGAAGGCAAACCAGACTTTGAAAGAGCACTAAAAAAGATTCATGAGTATGTGTCTGGTGATGTTAAACCCGTATCGACCGGAGACTTTGATGGCATCGACAATGCAGAGCAGGCATTACAATACTTTTATGAAGTATTGAACAGCAATACCACTCATGTGGCGTGGGACACAGAAACCACTGCATTATACCCTCGAGACGGCTATGTGTTGGGTATCAGCATGACATACAAACCAAAGCAGGGCAGGTATATTCTAACAGATATTCTAGACGAACGCCATTTAGAAGTACTGCAACAAATCTCAGACAAGTACGAAGCAGTAATGCACAACATGAAGTTTGACTTCAAAATGTTGCGTTACCATATTTCCTTAAACTTCAACAAGTCTAGAACACACGACACAATGCTTCAGCATTATGTGTTGGATGAAAACAGTTCTCACAGTCTAAAAGACTTGGCGTTGAAGTACACAGACTACGGAGACTATGATTCTCCGTTGGAGACTTTTAAAAAGGACTATTGCAGAAAATACGCAATCAAAGAAGAAGACTTTACTTACGACTTGATCCCGTTTGACATTATCAAAATTTATGCTGCAAAAGATACTGGCGTAACTTGGGAATTACATCAAAAGTTTCTTCCACTCATTGAAAAGAACGCAAAACTGTCTTGGGTATACAAAAACCTACTAGTTCGCGGAACTCACTTTTTAATGGAAATGGAAGAAGTGGGTATTCCAATGAGCAAGTCTCGTTTGGAGTCTGCAATGACTTACTTGGACGAAAAGATCCAAGCTGCAAAAAGCAAGATCTACGAGTTTGACGAGGTAAAACGTTTTGAACAAGACAGTAACAAAATCTTCAATCCCAACTCAGTTCAACAACTACGAACTGTTTTATTCGACTATGTGGGACTTTCACCAACTGGCAAGCTCACAAAAACCGGAGCCCTATCAACAGATGCCGAAGTACTTGAAGAATTAAGTGAACAACATCCACTGCCTGCCCAAATCCTGCAGGTTCGTCAACTGGCCAAGATTCAATCTAGCTATGTTTCTAAAATCCTACCAGAACTAGATCGCGATGGGCGAATTCGTACAAATTTCAATCTTATTTTTACCACAAGTGGGCGCTTATCTTCAAGTGGCAAGTTTAATGCGCAGCAGATTCCTCGTGATGATCCTATTATCAAAGGATGCATCATTGCCCCAGACGGCTACAAAATAGTTTCACAAGACCTTCAAACAGGTGAGATGTATTATGCAGCTGTACTGAGTGGAGATAAAAACCTACAGAGTGTGTTTGTTTCCAAAGGAGACTTTCACTCTAGTATTGCAAAAATGGTATTCAACCTGCCATGCAGTGTAGAAGACGTCAAGAAACTGTATAGCAACATGCGGCAGAGTGCAAAAGCTATTAGTTTCGGGATTTTATACGGTTCGGGGGCCAAAAAGGTATCAGAGAGTGTTACAAAAGCCACAGGCGAAAACTATCCAATATCGCAGGCTCAAGACGACATTGACAGCTACTTTACACGTTTCAATAAACTAAAAAGCTGGTTGAAAGCTCGCAAAGAGTTTATTGAAGCCAACGGCTATACATACAGCTTCTTTGGTCGTAAACGACGATTGGAAAATGTGTTTTCAGCAGACAAGGGCATTGCTTCGCACGAAGTAAGAAGCGGAATCAATGCCGAAATACAGAGCGTTTGTAGTGATATCAACTTATTGGGTGCAATGGACGCTCAAGACGAAATCAATCGTTTGAAGCTGGATGCTAAAATCTTTATGCTAGTACACGACTCCATTGTTGCACTAGTAAAAGACGAACACGTTGAGCGCTACTGTGAAGTATTGAAGACTTGTACTCAGCGCGATCGAGGCTGCAGTATTCCAAATACTCCGATCGGTGTAGATCAAGATGTGGGAACCGACTACAGCTTTGGAAAGTACGATGAGTACTACGAAGTAAAAAACGGGGAACTGTTGACTAAAAAATGAATTTAGCAGATATAGCTTTTCCGGCATATCTGTTAGGTAAAGAACCCATTACTGAAAACAACGTAACCTTCTTTTTGTACAGAAAAAAGAACCTGGAAGACGACGTCAACATAATAAAGATCATTGACGACAAAAACAAACCGGGAAACACTCTTGCAGAAAGAAGGCTACAAGTTTTTAAGTCTGGCGATATGTTGTACAATATAAAATATGGGGTATATTTTGTAGGCGATCTCATCAAGATAAGCAAAGGCAACACTTGGTTTATAGACAGCAATGGCAAGGTCTTTAACTATAAAAAGACAAGACGTGTGCCACTGGTGTTCAAAAAGATAAAAAAAGTAATACAACACAGTGCAGGTGTGTTGATTGAAGTAGAAGGCATGGTAACAAGATTTAAAACTTTGTACGCGCCAACCGAAGACCAAAAATGGGCAGGAATTTTACTTCTTCCAGAAGGCACAGTGTTGTACGGAATGTTCGATAAAAAGTACGACGACACAGTAAGAGCAGTATGACAGAACAAAACAAAGCAATCATAAGCAATCGAATATACTTTAAGTGCAAAGACCGCGAGTACAAAAATTTCATAATGAGTGAACTCACTTATGTAATAGAACACAATATTGGCGGAAGTGCAAAAACTAGCAAAACAAAAAGACTAGAAATTATTAAAAACTACAAGTTACTACCAGGTGACGTAATCAGCATTCCACAAGGTCGAACAGACTTGATTCCACAAGACTACTTAATAGTAGACAAGCGAGTAAAAAACGAAGTTCCGTTTCCTAAAACACTGTTGGAACTGCGTGACACACAAACTCCTGTATACGAAGAAGTAAACGACACTTGCTTTATTAATGCCCTAGTAGGCTGGGGTAAATGTTTTGCCCTCTAATTAGGCGACTAATTAGTAATAAATTCGCTCAATTGCTGGAAAGCCTAAACAGGACAATCAGCAGCCAGAGTTGGCAGGAATGCCTTCAAATGGTTCAGAGACTCACAGCAGCTCCAGAACGGAACTGGACTGGGATACGAAAAATTATCCTTGAAGATTTTTGTTGGATGGGGTAAAATTAAATACCTTGGTAAGGTATTTAATAGTAGTATAACACGGCGAATATCTTACTTTGTATCAAAACCACATATGGGGTACATAGTATGACTAAAGAAGAATTTTTAAATCTAAGACAACAAGGAAAGACTTTCTCAGAAATAGGAACTATTTTTGACCTGACAGAAAGACAGGTTAATTATAGGACGAAATCTTGGGGTCTAGACTATTCTAAGAAAAAACCATTGAATGAGTACTATTTTTCAGGTAAAGAAAAAGCAGTATATTACTGGGCCGGATTTTTAGCGGCCGATGGTTGGATAGAGAAAGAAAGAAACAGAGTGGGGTTGGCCCTACAGGCGCAAGACTATAAACATCTAGAAAAATTTAAAAATGCGGTAGAGTCTGGGCACGATATATGTCCTTTTATGAATAATACTGCATTTAGAATTAGATTTAATAGTGAACAAATGGTAAAAGATTTAGAGAGTAAATTCAATATAACTCAAGCAAAAACTTTTACTTATAAAATGCCTGAGTTTGAAGAACCACACCTATTTCTTGAATTTATGCGCGGTTATATAGACGGAGATGGGCACTTAGAAAAAAGTGCCTCTAAAAGAGTAGCTCTCCATCTGTGTTCTGCAAATAGAAATTTCTTAGAAGAATATGTAGAGTTATGTGGTATTCTCATAAATAGAATTATTCCACAAAAAATAACGTTGCAAAATAATAAAAAAGGTAGTGTATACACTATACGTTTTAATTTGGACGATAGTAAAGATATACTAAGTCTTTTATACGCTAACTCTACAGAAAAAACTAGATTAGATAGAAAATACGATACAGCTTCTTTAGTTCTATAATAGTAAGATAAAGGTATAGTCCACAAACGAAAACATTTACTGCATTGCACATTGCTAAAAAACTAGAACAAAAAACACTGGTCTTAACTCACAATACTTTCCTACGAGATCAGTGGGCTACAGAAGTAGAAAAGCTATTTGGAATGAAGCCTGGCATCATTGGCAGCGGTGTGTTTGACATCGAAGATCATTTTATTGTTATAGCAAACATTCAGACTGCTATTAAAATGGTTCCACAAATTCAAAAAGAGTTTGGAACCATTATCCTAGACGAAGCACACCACGTTCCAGCTGAAACGTTTCACGAGTTTTTAGACTCTATGTATTCTCGTTATAGAATTGCACTGAGTGGGACAATGGAACGAAAAGACAAAAAGCACGTTTTGTTCAAAGACTTTTTTGGAACAAAAGTAATTCGTCCACCACAAAGCAATACGTTGAACCCCACAGTTAAAATACTGAACACAGGACTACGATTGAGTAGTTCAAAGACTTGGGTTGAAAAAATAAACGAATTATTGTACGACGAAGACTATCAAAACTTTGTAGCTGGCGTAGCTAGAGCACAAATCCTTCAAAAGCACAGTGTTTTAGTTATTGCTGATAGAGTAGAATTTCTAGAAAATTTAAAGGAAAAACTTGGTGAAGATTGCGCGCTTGTTACAGGCAAAACCTCTTTTGAAGAACGACAGCAAATCGCAGAAAAAGTCAACAACGGCAAAGTGTTGTGTATTGCTGGATCGCGTCAGATATTCTCAGAAGGGATTTCAATCAACCGTTTGAGTTGCGTTATTCTGCCAGTACCAAGCTCTAACCTAGTAAACTTAGAGCAGATCATTGGACGAGTAATGAGAATGCATGAAGACAAACAGGATCCCGTAGTCATTGATTTACATTTCAATAGTCCTGCAGAAAAGAAACAACAGGCTATAAAGATGGGATTTTACTTGAGCAAAGGATGGAAAATTGACCAACTTTAATTTAATAATACTAGTGTATGTTTTACCAACAATACTGTGTTTGATTGGATATACTTACAAAACCTACCAAGATTATAAGCGAGATAAAAGCAGAGATAACTTAGACTACTACGTTGTCAAACTCACGTGGGGTGACGTAGTGTTAAGGCTTGTTGCTTCTTTTATGCCTGTAATAAATATTTTCGCATTAATAGTAGATCTCTATACTCCTGGTTTATTAAAACTATGGGAAAAACTAACCTATTACTACAACAAACCAGTTATTAACAACAATAACAAACCTAACTAAAATTTACACTTGCAACGACATAGCCAAAGTGCTATAATAGTTGTTCTTGAGGCGAATATGGCTTTATTTTTTAATTTGAGTCTTCTAGAGCAAGAAGCTGAAAATAATGATGAAAAGTTTTTAAAACTGTTAAAGTATCATCACGAAAAAACAATAGTAGTACCCAAGAAAGAAAAATACAAGCCACTAACAAAGTCACTTGCAGGAAATAGTTTTATTTTAAATCCGAATCCGGTTTTATATAGTACAGATCGCAAACTCTCAGACATAGTACAATACATTAAACTAGCAGGACGTCGCGATCTGTTACTGTATAGAACATACAAGATAAAATACTTAGATTTAAGTTTTTTTCCGGATTTAAATATACAAAACATAAAAAACAATCCGTTACTAACAATCACCAACAAACAAATAAAGTTTAAACACGAGGAAGATCATGGCACTAAAGTTTAACGAAACAAAGGGCAAGGCAGTAAAGAAGTCAGTAGAAGCATACGAGTACAAAGATGGCGAGAATGTAGTACGACTAGTTGGCGGAGTACTGCCACGGTATGTTTACTGGCTAAAGGGAAGCAACAACAAAGATATTCCCGTAGAATGCCTGGCTTTTGATCGTGACAAAGAAAAGTTTACAAACAAAGAAACAGATCACGTACCAACGTTTTATCCAGAAGCCAAGTGCTCTTGGTCTTACAGCATCAACTGTATTGATCCAAAGGACGGCAAGGTCAAGGTATTGAACCTTAAAAAGAAGCTGTTTGAGCAGATCCTAACTGCTGCAGAAGACCTGGGCGATCCTACTGATTACGATACTGGTTGGGACGTAGTGTTCAAGCGTCAAAAGACTGGCCCTCTACCTTTCAATGTAGAATACACTCTTGCAGTTTTGAAGTGCAAGCGCAGGGCTCTATCAAAGGACGAACAGGCTGTTGCGGACGCAGCGGAAAGCATTGACACAAAGTACCCCCGTCCAACACCCGACGACGTACTAGCACTTCTAGAAAAGTTTGCTAGTGGTGTAGACGAAGAAGTTCCTGCAACAGTAGACAAAGAATCAGTCAAAGATCTATAAACAAAGAAGCCCCTAAGCCTAAAGCCTAGGGGCTTCTTTTACTATAAAAACCATGAAATTACTATTCACAGCAGACATACACATAAAGATCGGTCAAAAGAATGTTCCCACAACCTGGACCCTAAACCGCTACGAAATGTTGTTGGATCAGCTATGGGACTTGCAAGAAGGTTGTGACTTGTTCGTTGTCGGTGGTGATGTGTTCGACAAACTACCCAACATGGACGAGTTAGAAATCTACTTTAATTTTGTCGCCAGTTGCAAGATTCCTACTTTTATCTACAGCGGAAATCACGAAGCTGTTAAAAAGAACACAACATTTTTGACCAGCCTAAAAGCGGTCACAAACAAAGTCAATAAATTAGTGACAGTCGTAGACGACTACTGGTCACATCCAGTTCTACCAATCGATATTATTCCTTACAACAAGTTAAAGGAATACGAAAAAGAGCAAGACAACGCTTTTCACAGCCTACACAACAAGATTTTATGTACCCATGTCAGAGGAGATATTCCGCCCCATGTTAAAGCAGAAGTTGATCTCGATATTTTCTCCAGATGGCAGGTGGTTCTTGCCGGCGATCTACACAGTTATAGCAATAGTCAGCGTAATATTGTCTATCCCGGTAGTCCACTTTCTACAAGCTTTCACCGTAATACCATAGAAACTGGTGTAGTAGTGTTAGACACTGATGACTTGACCCATACTTGGCACAAATTAAACCTACCTCAATTAATTCGTAAAACGGTCAAGGCTGGTGAAGAAATGACGCCAGGTACTTTTGATCATGTTGTTTATGAGGTAGAAGGCAATCTTTCTGAGTTGATAAACATAGAAGACAGCGAACTCGTAGACAAAAAATTAGTAAAAACAGTAAATGACCTAACACTTATTTTAGACTCCAATATGACACTGCAACAAGAAGTAGAGGAGTACTTAACATACGCACTTGGATTAAACGAAGAAGTTGTGGGTTCTGTAATAGAGGAGTTTAAAAATCATGAATCAAAGTGGTAAAACTGCTGTAGTTTGGGGTCAAACAAACTGTGTTGCGTGCAAAAAAGCAAAAGCAATACTAGAAAGCATGGACTATGTGGTAGACTACAGACTGATAGGCGAAGGCACCTGGACTAAAAAAGATCTGTTTGAGGTATTACCCAATGCACGAAGTGTGCCACAGATTTTTGTTGAAGGCGAACACGTTGGTGGTCTTGGAGGGCTAGAACTTTACTTTATGAATAAAAAATGATTAAACTAAAAAAGATGAGTTGGAGCAATGTTTTTTCTTATGGAGAAAACAACTATATTAATTTTGATAGCAGTCCCTTAACGCAGATTGTAGGATTTAACGGCCACGGCAAGAGTAGTATAGCACTTATATTGGAAGAAGTGTTGTACAACAAAAACAGCAAAAACATTAAAAAAGCCGATATCTTAAACCGCAACTCCAAAGCAAAGACGTACTCTATTGAATTGGAGTTTGAAAAAGACAACAGTGTTTACAACATAAAAACTGTTAGAGGTGCTACTCAAACAGTTGTGCTACTAAAAGACAACACAGACATTTCCAGCCACACTGCAACGGCCACATTTAAAGCAATAGAGGGTTTGATAGGGTACGATCACAAAACGTTTTGTCAGATTGTATACCAAAGCAGTGCTGCAAGTTTAGAGTTTCTAACAGCAACTGACACAAACCGCAAAAAGTTTTTGATTGATTTGTTGAATTTGAACAAGTACGTTGAGATTGGTGAGTACTTTAAGGAAGAATTAAAAACTCTAGACAAGAACCTGGCTGTTATAAACACCAAAATAAACACAACAGATAGTTTGATCAAAAAGTACTCCAAAGAGCCACAAGAACAAAAAGCGTTAGTAGAGGTGTTGAATTACCCAAAAGACTTGGAAGAAAAGAATGCTGTATTGTTGGACAGGCTGAGAAACTTAGAAAAGCTCAACAAGCGTGTAATTCAAAACAACAAATACAAAGAGTTATTAGATTCCATAATTGTTGAACTACCGGGTGAAAAGCCGAAGCTACTAGTCAACACACTGATTACTGAAAAAGCAGAACACGACAAAGCAGTAAAAGACAGTTCTGCTTTTATACTAAAAATGAACAGGTTAGGGTCTTCTTGTCCTACCTGTTTGCAGAAGATTGATCAGACCAAGATCAACGAACTGGTACAAGAACACAATGAAATCTGTGAGGCCGGACTAAGCAAGTCCAAGATGCTTGAAGAAGTTATTTCTAGTTTTTACAAGGACGTTTCAGAATGGGAACGTAAAGAGCGTTCTAAAAAGCAGTATGAAGAATACTACAATCTGTACGATCCAACAATGGAAAAGACAACAACAGATCAAAAAGAACTAGAAAAAGAAATAGCTGTCAATAGTATCAAAATAAAAGATATTGAAGCCTCTATTGCAGCAGCCACAAAAACAAACAACGAAGTATTGGCTCACAATGCAAGAGTGGTGTTGATAAAAGAACAATTGGTAGACCACAACAAAGAGTTGTTAGAACTGTTTGAGTCCAAAAAGCTGTTAGAAGATAAAATCTCCAAAATCGGCGTTTTGACAAAAACTTTTAGCAGTACTGGATTGATTGCGTACAAGATAGAGTGTTTGGTAAAAGACTTAGAAGATTTAATCAACCGTTACTTGAGTACATTGAGTGATGGAAGGTTTCAGCTCAGTTTTAAAATCAATGACAGTGACAAATTGAACGTTGTAGTAACAGACAACGGCAAAGACATAGAAATGACTGCACTGAGCAGTGGTGAGCGTGCACGAGTAAATGCAGCTGCACTGTTGGGAATTCGCAAATTAATGCAGGGTATTAGCAATACACGAATCAATGTGTTGATTTTAGATGAAACAATTGAGAATCTAGACCTAGAAGGCAAAGAAAAGCTAATAGAAGTGTTGTTACAAGAACCTTACTTGAACACTTTTATTATCTCTCACGGATTTTCTCATCCTTTGTTAGAAAAGATTCATGTTGTAAAAACAAAGAATATATCAAGGATAGAGAATGGTTGACAGCAGAGACAAAGGTTCAAGAGCAGAAACACTAATAAAAGACAAGCTCAAAGCCCTAACGGGCTTGGGCTGGCAAAGAACTCCAGGCAGCGGGGCACTAGATCCTAAACACCTATTAAAGGGAGATCTGTACGTGCCTGGAGTTACCAACGTATTCTGTGTAGAATGCAAACACTACAAAGAAGATCATTTGACGTCGGAAATACTAACAAGTAAAAATCCTACTATAATTGATTGGTGGTCTCAAGCTGTTAGACAGGCCGTTCAAGTAAATAAAAAGCCACTGCTGTTATTCAAACACGATCGCAGCAAAATCTTTGTTGGATTTGAGGACTTTCCTGATGTGGACTATAACTTTGTTTATATTTCCAGAGATCCGCATCAGTTTTTTGTGTCGATACTAGAAGACTGGATAACCCACACAAATCCCAAATTTGTGACTTGATAAAAACATCACAATAGTATATAATTTATAAATGAGCAAAACATTTAACAATCTAACACAAGAAGCAGAATCTACGGTAATGATTGTAGACTGCTTAAATTTGGGATTTCGTTGGAAGCACAGCGGAGCAGCTGAGTTTCTAGACGAATATCAAAAAACAGTAGAAAGTCTAAAAAGGTCTTACAAAGCATCCAAAGTAATCTTGGCTTGTGATAGTGGTAGCAGCAGCTACAGAAAGAATCTACTACCAACCTACAAGCAAAATCGCAAAGACAAGTTTGAAACTCAAACCGAAGAAGAACGCAAAGCGTTTGAAATGTTCTTTAACGAGTTCAACAGAACAATAGAAGACTATCAAAACAAAAACAAATATCCTGTTTTTAGGTTTGACAAGTGTGAAGCCGACGATATTGCTGCTTATGTTGTAAAACACAAAAAGCAGTTTGGATTCAAAAATATTGTTTTGATCTCTAGCGATAAAGACTGGGATTTGTTGATTAGACCTGATGTAATGAGGTTCTCTTACGTAACACGTAAAGAGGTCACTTGGGATAACTGGAGTACTCACTATGACTACGATCCAGATGACCATATCTCTATCAAGTGTCTTATGGGTGATGCTGGTGACAACATTCCTGGTGTTGTTGGCATTGGTCCTAAGAAAGCACAGGCTCTTGTTAAAGAGTACGGAACTTGTTACGATATTATTGCTAATATGCCCATTAGCAGTCGTTATAAGTATATCAGTAATCTTAACGATTTTGGGGCCGCGCAACTACTAAACAACTATAAACTAATGGATTTGTTGGAATTTTGCGACGAAGCATTAGGCGAAACAAACTGCAACACTATTAAAGAGGTATTAAAAAGCAATGGTTGAACATTTTAAATTTGGTGATGTAACTGGAGGAGTGTTTAAATACACAAACGAAGACACCTACTACTACAGTGGTTGTGCAGATGGTGGTACTAGTGTGAGAGTTACAAAGCCGTATATGCCACTAGTGGTAAAGGTAGAACACGGAGACTTGATTCCTCAAAAAGGCACAAACGGAAGTGCTGGGTTTGATTTAAGGTCTAAAGAGGAAGTTGTTTTAAAGCCAAACAAGCGCACACTGGTAGGTACTGGGGTCAGAGCAATTATTCCAGAAAATCATGTAGGACTGTTATTTCCTCGCAGTTCACTGAGCAAAAATAACATTGTTATGACCAATTCTGTTGGCGTAATCGACTCTGATTATCGAGGAGAGATCTTGGCCAGCTTGATGTACGTGGGCGAATTTGAAAATGGAGTAATAATTCCCAAAAATGAGCGCGTAGTACAGTTGGTTGTAATGCCTGTTCCTTACGCAATGATAAAAGTAGACAATTATTCCACAGAAGAACAATGGAATAACACAGCTCGTGGTGCTGGCGGATTTGGCAGTACTGGAAAGCAATGAAGCTGTATATAGCGGTGTTAGAAGACGTACCGGACTTTATAACACCGACTCTTGTTGCGCACTCAGTATTGGGTGCGCATTTACTTTTTAAGGACATACTAGACTATAATCTGTGGCTAAACAATTCCTTTAAAAAGTGTGTTGTAAGAGTAAACAAAAAAGAATTTGAGAAGATCGCAGCTTTAGAACTGGTGTATTTAGCACATGAAAGCAAAACACTGGATGGTGTCAAAAGCTGTATTGTGGTGTGTCCAAGACAAGACGTACCAAATGTATTAAAATTTAGCAAATTGTGGAAACCAAGAAATGAATAATCCTAGTACAAGAGCACAAGTAATCACACGACGAACCTACAACCGTCCATTAAACGATGAAGGCACAGTTTTTGAGACTTGGGCTCAAACTGTTGAACGAGTTGTAAATCATCAACGGTTTTTGTGGGAACGAGCAAAAACACACAACCTAATCCCAGATGTTGCACTTCACAACATTGTACGCGAGTCAAAAGACTGGGTAGCTTTAACTGAAAAAGAAGAGTCGGAACTGCAAGAGTTGAAGGCACTACTACACGATCGCAAAGTAGCGGTTGCGGGTCGTACTCTGTGGTTGGGTGGAACAGACATTGCTCGTCGTCGTGAAGCCAGCATGTTTAATTGCAGTTTTACAAATGTGGAAACTGTATACGACGTAGTAGATGTATTCTGGTTACTACTGCAGGGCTGTGGAGTAGGCTTCCGTCCTGTTAGCGGTTCACTAACAGGATTCCGAAAGTACATTCCAGAACTGGAGATTGTACGCAGTAATAATTCTACCGATAAAGGAATCGAAACTAATACAGAGACTTGGGACAATACTACCAAGACCTGGACCATTAGAATCGGAGACTCAGCTGAGGCATGGGCCAAGAGTATCGGCAAGTTGTTGGCTGGCAAGTTTGCAGCCCAAAAGCTGGTGTTGGACTTTTCACAGATTCGCAAGCCTGGCGTTCGTTTAAAGAACTACGGCTGGTTGAGTCAGGGTGATGTTGGTTTGACAAAAGCCTATACAAAGGTCTATGAAATCTTAAATGCAAAGGCCGATTCATTACTATCAGAAATCGACATCTTAGATATTGTAAATCTATTGGGTACTGTGTTGAGCACTCGTCGGAGCGCACAGATTGCTGTGTTGGACGACCACAGTCCTGTGATCTACGACTTTGCAGAAGCAAAGTACAACATTTGGGAAAATGGCAATAACCACCGTGCACAGAGTAATAATTCTATTATTTTCTGGAAAAAGCCCAGCTACGAAGAGCTGACTGCTTGGTTTGAAAAGATCAATAAAGGCGGAAATGGTGAGCCTGGACTAATCAACGGCCAACAACTTCGTGCTCGTGCACCTTGGGCAGTGGGAATGAATCCTTGTGCAGAGATCTTGTTGCCAAACAAGGGCTTCTGCAATCTGGTCAGTATTGATGTGTTGAAGTTCAAAAACGACAATTTGGGGCTATTGCGTGCAGCAAAAATTATTGCTCGCGCCAACTACCGTCAGACTGTTGTAGATTTCAGAGACGGTATATTACAAGAAAGCTGGCACTTAAACAACGAACACCTACGATTGTGTGGTGTTAGTCTGATGGGTGTAGCCGGTCGCAACGACATGAAGGCCTATGACTATCGACGTTTAGAGCGTGTTGTTACAGCCGCTGCCTACGAAATGGCTAAAGAACTGGACTTGTCCTATCCAAAGAATATTACTGCTTTGAAGCCTGAAGGCACACAATCAAAGTGTTATGATTCACTGGAGGGAATGCACAAGCCGCTTGGAAAGTACATTTTCAACAATGTTGCTTTTTCAAAGTACGATCCACTAGTGGAAAAGCTACGTAGTGCAAACTATAATGTTTTTAACCATCCCTACGACGACAGTGCTACACTGATTACATTTCCGGTCAAAAATGACGGAGTAGAGTTTGATGTAGTCGATAACAAAGAAGTAAACTTGGATTCCGCTGTTCAGCAGCTAGAAGTTTACAAGATGTTGATGGACAACTACTGTCAACAAAATGTAAGCTGTACAATTTCTTACAGCGTGGATGAAACAGAAGAAATTGTAAACTGGCTATACCAAAACTGGGATAGTTATGTTGCCGTAAGTTTCTTGTTCCGTAACGATCCAAGCAAGACTGCTAAAGATTTGGGATATCCTTACCTGCCTCAAGAAGTAACTACCAAAGAGTCATACGAAGAATATGTTCGTAAGTTGTTACCAGTAGATATTGAAACCAGCAATAGTTTCGATGAATTGCTAGATCAAGACTGCAGTACTGGCGCTTGTCCAATACGTTAACAAAAAAGCCTGCTAAATTTTTAGCAGGCTTTTTTTTTTTTATTGTCATAAAAAATTACATATTGTTTTTTACCAGCAAAAATAGTATAATAGTAAAAGTTGGTGGTAAAATAACAAATATAAAAATCAACGAAACGAACTTCCTGCAAAACTTACAAAGGAAGGAAAATATGGCAGAAGAAGCAGTTGTACCTGCTACTATGGACAGCATAGCAGCAGATGTAAGAAAATTAGAAGAATCAGCTAAGCGTTATTACAAGAAACTGGCTGATAAAATTACTGAAAAGGAAAATGAAATGGCAGAAGTATTAACTCCAAGCATGATTATGGGCGGCGGCGGCGGCGGCGACGGTCTTTTCGGGGGCGGTGGCGGAGGCGGACTAATTGGAGGTCTTATCCTCGGAAGCCTTCTACGCAACAACGGAAACTTTTTCGGAAACGACGGCAGTGGTGCTGGAGCAACTCTACGTAGTCCGCCTGAGCAAGTTGACGCTAACATGAGCCTCATGCAAGCAATTGGCGATGTTAATCGTTCTGTTGCTCTAGGCACTGCAACCACAGAAACTAGCAATGCCACACAAACAGGCCAGCTAACAAATGCAATTAACTCAGCTACTAGCGCAAATCTAATTGCTATTCAAGGTGTCAAAGACAATGTTAGTCAAGGCACAATGATGCTTTCTCAGCAGTTAAATGGTGTTCAGCAGCAAGTAATGCAAAATCGTTACGAACTGTCCAAAGACATTTCTAACGACGGCGAAAAAACACGTGCTCTTATTACTCAACAGTATGAGGCCACACTAAATCGTCAGCTAAGCGATGCTAATGCAGCAGTTATTGCTCTACAGGCACGTTTCGATACAGCCGAACGTACTCGTGGTGTTGAGGTCAACACAACCAACAACATCAATCAGATGCAACAGCAAGCTCAACAGCAACAACAATACGGTCAGCTTTACAATGCTCTCTGGGGTATTGCCCAACAAATTCAGAGCACTAACTCAGCAATCAATGTTGGTAGTGGAACACAAACCGCTAATCCAGCAAACACAAATACAAATATTAGATAATCTCTAATTAACGGTTGGCCCCCATGTTCAAAAGACCTGGGGGCGCTTTTACTAGGAGTTATCTATGATAAACCAAAGACAGCACTTATTGCCCATTATTGGTTGGTGTCCTGTAATACCTCCAGTACCGCCAGTAGCTCCATGTTCTCCGCCACCCCTACTCGAAGATAATGACCTTTTTATTAATTATAACGGCGGTATGCTTGGTCCTCCTGGACCACCGGGTCCGCCAGGGCCGCAGGGACCAGAAGGTCCACAAGGACCCCCCGGCACACTTGCAAACGTTCCTGTTACTTTAATAGACGACCCCACATACAACGCCACTGTTGACGAATACTTTTTAGGCGTTATTTATGATGGCACAGTTACAATAAACTTACCAGCTGGTACTCTAGGCAAAGTGTTTATTGTAAAAGATAGTGTTGGAGCTGCAAATACAAATCCTATTACAATAACTGCAACGTCCTCAACAATAGATATTCAACCAAGTTATACTCTAAATACAGACTGGGGATCTATTAGTTTGATCTACAACGGAATAGAATGGAACGTGGTATGAGCTACAATCAGAATATAGCTAGTGCCACAGACTATGGAGTCGTAAAAGTAGGAAGTGGTATTAGTGTAACAAATGGAATAATCAGTGCTGGAGCTGCGGGATCTAACAATTACGGTTTTATTAGTAGCAGTACACCTCAGTCCAATCCAGTTGCTAATGCAGTCAACATAGTAACCTTTGATACTTTGGGTCCTTCAAATGGTGTTAGCATTGGCGGCGGTGATAGTATTGTTGTCAGCAATGCTGGAACATACACTCAAATATTTGATTTAATTACTACAAAAACCAGTGGTGGAACTGCAACGCTTAGTATTTGGTTAAGAAAAAACGGTGTAGATGTGGTTGGTAGTACTCAAGAGCTGCAACTAACCAACGTGTTATCTATTGTATTTTTAAGTGGTAATTTTACACTAGCACTATCAGCTGGTGATAATATTCAAATGTGCTGGAGTAGTCCCGATATAACAACCGGTTTTTCTCCTATTGCTGCACAGGTTAATCCAACACGACCAACTGGGTATGCTGCCAAAGTCACGGTAACAAGGATAGACTAAAATGGCCATAAATTATGATACCAAAATAATTACCACTACTCCTTATATCATTACTACCGATGACGAAGTAATACTGAGTAATGTGGCCACAAGTTCGTCCATAATACTACCAGCAGTTTCTGGCGACAAAAAAGGCAGAAGTTATTACGTCAAAGATTTTTCGGGCAATTCCAAAGTCAACCCAATTACAATCACAGCACCTGGTGGCAAGACCGTTGATGGTGCAGCATTTGCTATTATAAACACCCAGTTCGGCCGACTGTTGTTATTATATGACGGTATTAACTGGAAAACAATAGCAGGATAACTCTAAAGGAAAAAATCATGGCATTCAATAGTCCATTAGCCTCAACTACAGGCTACGGTGTAGTTAAAGTTGGAACAAATATCAGTGTAACCAACGGTATCATTTCTGTTGTAGGAAACGACACTGTTAATGTTTACACAGTTACTGATGCAGCCAGTCCGTATACACTGGACAGTGCTGGTACTACTCCAAATTATTATTTGGGCGTGCAAGGGGCTGGGGGTGGTGTTACGATCAACCTAACTGCAGGCACTAATGGCAGAACAGTTGTAATCAAATCAGAAGCCGGTCAAACAAGTGACATTACCATTGTTCCAAACGGAGCAGAAACGATTGAAAATGCAGCAAGCTATACAATTTTAGCAGCAACAGACGGAAGTGTTACATTAGTTTTTAATGGAACAAACTGGAACGCAGTTTAATTGAAAGCACAAGATCATGATGCTATTTATTGTACGTCAGGATACAGAAGATGTTGTTAAACTAAATATTCCACTGCTGCTACGGCTTATGGAATACGCAACAGATGCAACAGACGAAGACTTGCACGAATTAATGGAAAAGATTGTGCGTTTAACAGAAGAAAAGAAGGGTGCTGTGTTAACAATGAAACACTACAAACACCTTGTTCATGAACACGACGACTAAAACAAAAAGCCCGCTTAGTATTATCTAAGCGGGCTTTTTTATTTACTTGCTTTCTCGTCTTCTCATGATTTGATCACGCTTGGCTTTGCTCCAACTCTCGCCAGCGTCACCACCCCACAAGTCCCACGCAACTCGGCCAGGGCTAGGAAAACCTTCTTCGCCACTACTAAATCCTGTTGCTTGTTTGTCAACAGCGTGTCGACTAAAGAAAGAATACATGCGTAACACAGTACTCTCACTCAGGTTTTCACGGCGTACAAGCTGATTGGCTCGTGCCAATCCTACTCGTGTACCACCACGACGACCTTCGTCTTTCCACTTTAATGCTCGTCTTGCTGCACTTGCCATTCCGGTTGTAGGTTTGTAAGTAAGTGCTTTTTCGACGTAGTTTTTAGAGTGTTCCTCGTCTTCGTCTTCGTCTGGTTCCCAGTCTTCTGGTTGCCAACCATTGCATGTACGTAATGGATTGATTGTCATGTTCCATCTGGTACAGTAGTAGTATGGTAATCCATCAATCTCTGCCCAAACAGGGTTCAATGGAAGATCGCTTTCTTTGAACTCGCCGCCTGGTCCCTCAATAATGCAGTCTTGCATTTCTGCAGTTTTATCTGCAAAATGACAGCTGGTGCAAACTCTCATTATTGCGGTGCCCTCATTTACATCCCAGATCTTCATTTTGTTTTGCCAAAACTCTGTGTTGGGCTGACGAGGGTCTGCTGGTCCGTACTCACCAAGTTCTAAGGCAAAAATATGATTTTGTAGATTTACCTCTGAGTACAGTGTACCAACAGGGCAACTTTTTAGTTCTTCCATTTTAATTCCTATAAGCCATAATTATATTCTTACAAAGTCTACTGCGAACAATGTCAGAGTCTAAGAAGCGAACTACTTCTACTCCTTCTATGTGACTCAGTCTGTTCACTGCATCCTGCAGGCCACTGTTTTCAATATCACACTGGTCGGTGTCTCCTGAAACTATTATTTTACAATTTCTACCTGCTCTTGTCAATAACATTTTTAGTTCGGTCTTTGTGCAATTTTGAGCTTCGTCGACTAAAACAACACAATTTTCAAACGTAGTTCCTCTCATAAAGCCCAATGGGCGTGGCTCAATTCTTTTGTTCTTCAAGCAGTATTCGTAAAATCCTTTGCCAAGAGATCTAGAAAATATTGAGTCAAATGGTTCTAAGTATGGTTGATATTTTTCTTCCAATGTACCCGGTAAGAAGCCCAAACTTTTACCTGTTTCAATGTTTGGGCGTGTTAATATTACTTTTTCTATGTTTCTGTGATACAGTTCATGTGCCGCATAATTTGCAGCAATGTAGGTTTTACCAGTACCCGCACTTCCTACACCAAACACTATATCGTTATGTTTTATAGCATCTAAATATGTTTCTTGGATATAATTAAGTGGTTTGACTTCTTTAAATTCTGTTGCAAAAAAAGAGTCTTCCGAGTTATGAGCTTTTCTAGCTTTTTTACCACTTGATACTGCCATGCTATTCCTTGGTTAGTTAAAGATTATTTTGAAGGTACAGGAGTTCCTTCATGCTTTTTATGAACTTTTATTTTTTTGCAGTCCATAACAGGTTTCTTATTTTTATCCAAAACCTCTTTGTTATCTTTTGTCATCTTGGGCTTACATACTTCTTTTGTTTCTGCCGCATATACCGGCATCAACAAACTAAAAGAAACTAACAGTGCAAAAACTTTTTTCATTTTAAATCTCCGGATGTGGTGGTTGGATGGGGGCTTTTAACACTTGTGGTTGTGGAAGACCTAAAGCCGGTTCCTTTTTTTCTTCATGAACTCGTGCAATAGTCTTTTTTGTTTCTGCAAAGTTGTCGTTTGCCAGTTTTTGAGCACTCAACATTGCTTCTTGATCTTCTTTTTTATTGCCAGCCAACATAATACCGCTCAATGTACCAGTCAAAAAAGTTGCGATAGGAACAATCAATTCAAAGAACTTTTGATCTATTGGACTTATTGCATTCAATGGTTGAGCAACAAATATAATGCTGTACAGTACCACAAACACAATTCCGAACAGTGTTAGTGCAAGACATACACCTATAAAAAACTTTAATCTTGCCATGAGCTGTTCTTCTGTGTACATAAAATTATTTTTGTTTTCCATCTTGTGCTCCTGCAACACAACTACTAGGACAGCTTGGAGGCTGTGCGGTAAATACGACTGGTGGTGGTGGCCCTAATCGCGGATCTCTTTGACCTTTAAATACGTGTTCTGGGCAAGAGCGCGTAACATCACATATAGGCGGCTTACACTGTTCTGAGCTCCAATTTTTTGGATCCTGACATTGATATCTAAAATGATCTTTTCCAAACATTATAAAGGATGCCGTGATAGGAATTATTAATAGTGCCAATAATCCCAAAAACAATTTTTTGTCGTTTAACATTATTAGCCTCCTAAAACATGGAGTGCATGTTCGTAGTGTTTTATTCTATCATCTAATCCAATAGTTCCGCCATTGATCTTTTTAGTTAATCCCAAAATATCTTTTTTGTCAGCTAACACATTCAAGTTATTTGTTTCCCAGAACCAGCAAGCACTTTGAACTGCTCCTTCAAATGTCTGAAGATACTCTGGAATATCTTGTAGTGGTGTTTCAATTGAGTCTGCAAATGCTTGATAGTTTGATTTACCAGTCAATTGAATTAACCCGCGTCCGCAGTATCGCCAACCGTCGCCACTGTTTTCATCCCCATTACCCATTCTGTTTGCGTACGCCTTATTTGCAATCTTTTGTGGATTACGCTCATAGCTTTTTGCAATTTCTAAAGTAGGGAAATGACGTGGCCATACTCTCATTAAACTTTCAGCCTTGTAGTTTAAGTTTTCTGTTAAGAAAATAAAACCACCACTTTCATGAATACACTGTGCTAAAAATGCAGCAATTCTCAGTGTACTATTAATCTCGTAGTCTGGAAGTATTAAATTCAAAGCTTTTGACCACTGAGGGACATATTTGTTTTTAGGAATCAATTCCTTTAATTTATCTTCTGAAATCATTTAATAGATTCCTTATAGTTTTTTGAAGTATCACTATACCACTTTATCCAAGTATCTGTTTTATTTTTACACAAATAATAAGACTCATAGTTTTTTATTACTGTTTTAATAAAAGACTCTAAATCTGCGTCATTTGCTTTTTCTAAAACGGGGCAACTTTCCATGGCTGAAGGCGGAGGTGTTGGAAAAGTGGGAATAGTTTTCCAACAGCCGGTTAATAACAAACTCAGTACTAAACCTACAAAAATTTTCATTTTTGCTTCTCCAAGTGAGCTGCTCTATTATGTGCTTCTAATACAGCATCTGGCAGTTTTGGACAACTTTCTACATACTTAATTACTTCTTTGTCTTGGAGCACTTGCTTTTCTACAAACTTTATTACGTTTCTTGTTTTTTCTTGTATTTCAACAATCTTTTCTTGAGAACGGGTTTCTAGTGTGTTACTCAAGTCTTTATTCTTTTGTTCCAGTACTTCTATCTTTTGTTTTGTTTCTTTTATTTCTGTTTGCCACTTGGTTTCATTGTAGTTGTATCCAATAAACCAAGAAGAAACAATCAGTGCTATTACGGAGGCGGTTTTTATGTAACCACTGTACAAATAAAATCCTGGAATTTTATTTAAAAGCCTATTCAATAACAACACTAAAAAAGAGATTATCAACAAAAGAAACCAGAAAGCTTTGGGCAAGAACCCTAAAATCCACAATACTTGTTCCATGATTTTATATATTTTGTAGTATTACGATTGTTATCCAAGCTATTACACCAACACATCCCATTATAACGGCTGCATAAATATAGTTTTCAAACAGTTCTTTTCTTTTCAAAAGCTCTTTCTTTTCCTCTAATTCTCTGTCCAGTTTTATCTTTCTACGCAAGATAATCATGTCTCTGTAGGTTTCTACACCATAAGTATACACGATTAACTCACGTAGTTCAGACTCCATTTGCTCCAGTTTTTTCTGATTGACAATTGTTTCCAGAGCTTCTTGCTCTACGGACCCTTTATCCAATAACTTTTTAAAAATAGACTTTTTCTTTTTTGGAATACTCCTTGCGGTTGTTACCGCTCCAAAAAATTTGCCTATTTCACTGGTTACTTCGTGAATTTCCTTTCCAGTGTTTATAGCGCTTTTAATTGTACCCAATGCAGTACTCGCCATAGCTATTGCAGTAATAGGGTCCATAGTGGACTCCTTTATTTAAATCTCAATTTGGTGGTGTCGGCCACGTTACTTCATGGGGAAAGTTGGTTTGAAGACTAATATCTCGTAGTGCTTGACGATATGTCTTCCAAGAGGCCTTGTTAACAGGACTGTCTTCTGTTTGTGTCCAGTCTGATTTTGTTAACAATTTATTTCTGTGTGCTCGTACGTTTAGGCTGGCGGTTTCAACATTCAGTGGTTCAGTATTCCAAACCTGAGTCCAGATTTCACCTACTTTTTCTGCACTTTGTACCAGTTTATGCGTTTTAGGGTCGATTTGTATTGGTGGAGTTGCTTTTACAGAATATATTTTATAACTATTTAATAGTTCTTCTGATAATGTTGAGGGAAAACTTGTATTTGGATTTGAGTTGTATAGATCAGATAAACTGTATGGAAATAATACAGAATTGTCTGGTAGGATTTTTAAATGCATTATTATTCCTTTTATAAATTTATTTCAAAAACTGCATCAATTGTACTGCCTACAGCATACAACTTTTTACCGTCTGGTCTTATATAAATATCATTTATTATTTCATCCAGATTTTTTAAACTCAATTGTTGGTAGTATGATGCCGTTGAAATATTCCATGCAGTACTTAGATTATAAGAATAAACTTTGTCATTACCAAATCCATAAAGAAACATTCTAGAACCATCTGGTTTAAAAAATATTCCTGTAGGCCCAGTGTCGAATCCAGGAGAGAATGTTCCTACAGAGGCTAGAGTGTTTACATTCCATGCAGTTAACAAGTCGTATTCCGCCACCTGATCGTATGTACTACCTATTAAATACATCTTAGTACCATCTGGTTTAAAGAATAGTGCTTGTGGATTAGTTTCCGTTAGCGCTAAAGAAACTCTTACATAAGTAGCAGTACTTATATCCCATGGAGTACTAAGACTGTATTCGTTTATATCGTCGCCAGTACTACCTACTACGTACATTCTAGTACCGTCTGCTTTAAAAAATAAACCAGTTGGCGTTGTTTCTTGTGTTGAAACAACAAATATTCTTACATAAGTAGCACTGGATATATCCCAGGCAGTACTAAGACTGTATTCATTGACATCGTCTCCTGTAGATCCCATGACGTACATTTTTGTACCATCTGGTTTAAAGAATATTGCTTGCGGACTCGTCTCTTGGGTTGCAACTCTAAAAAATCTGTCTGTTTTAAGCGTGGATACATTCCAAGGAGTTGTAGCAATATAGGTATAAACTGTGTCTAGACCACTTCCGACAAAATATACCACAGAACCATCAGGTTTAAAAAATAAACCACCTGGACTTCCTTCTGGAGTACCTCCGCTGACTCGCACAAAACTTGCTGTACTTATATTCCATGCAGTACTAAGAGCGTATTCATTTATATCGTCTCCTGCAAGTCCCATGACGTACATCTTAGTGCCGTCTGCTTTAAAAAATAAACCAGTTGGCGTTGTGTCTTGTGCTGTGACTGAAAAGCTTTGAACATACGTTACACTAGACAAACTCCAGGCAGATCCTAAAGTAAATTGATACACGGAGTCAGTTGTAGATCCTAAAGTATACATGATAGTACCATCAGAGCTAAAAAATAGATCTTGGGGTGAGGTATCGTACGAGTAGAGTTGAATTTCTCCACCATAGGTAAGAGTACTTATATTCCAAGGAGTGCTCACTGTGTACCTTGTTATTAAGTGATTCGGATTTATTATAAACATTTTAGTACCGTCTGTACTAAAATGTACACCCACTATTGAATTTGTAAAAGTAAAAGATCTTGTGTATGTAGCTGTGGATACCAACCAAGCAGTACTCAACACATACTGAAATACTGAAGAATCACCTCCAATATACAAGTTTAAGCCATCAGGGCTAAAGAACATTCCAAATGCATTGGCGGTCTGACTATTAACATTCAAAAAATTTGGTAAAACTGCTTTGTCCAATTCCCACCCAGGCTTAGTGTTACCAGCAGCTGCCATTAATATCTTTCTATTGGAACTCATGACAGATCCTGTCCAGCAACAAAACCATACCAGTTAGTTCCTGCATCATGCGTAAAAAACGCAAATACGTCAACGTCGCCGCTTCCTGTTGATAGTGTTGGCGGTGATGCAGCTACCCATTTTACACTGGCTGGCCAAGTAATTGTACGAGGAGTGCTGTTTTGTACTATTTTTAAAGTAATAGTATATCCAGTTCCGCTTGCAGGAGGATTAGAAAATGTATATGTGGTATTCTCTGTTAAAGAATGCAAAAATACAGTTGCTAGACTGGTATTTATGGTAGCAGCACCTGCACTACTGGTAACAGTTGAGGTTACTTCATTTCCTGGATTTATCCAAGAAACATCGTAGTTTGTAGAACTATTTTTTGTAAGTACTTGTCCCGTTGTACCGGCTGTTGGAATACCAGTAATAGAAATATCGCCAGCCCCCAATATACTTTGACTGTTAACAGTCTTTAAATTACTTATATTTTCTAACTGTCTACTGTCATTTATTACAGTAGTATTTTGTACTTTAATAGCCATCTTCGCTCCTTTTGAACTCGGCTTATTTAATTGATATTATTATTTTTCCAAGACGTTGATTCTTCATCCCAAATATACGACGATCCGTCATTCGGCATGGGAACAGGTGCTTGCCAAATACATGTTTCTTCATCTAATACCCAACTGCTATATGGTTTAGGTGGAATGAATGCATCTAGTCGAGTGTCATAGGTATATCCTACACCTGCATAATTTTTCCTAAACGGTGTGCCATTATTTAAGTGCTTATTACCGTATGTATTAAAAGAAGTGCGAAGGCAGCGTTTTTTTCTAAAATTACCGTAGTATTCCTCCCAATTAATTAAACCTTCATTCTCATCTTTTCCTACAATAACCTCTGTGACTATATTATTGTCATCTATAAAAGCATAGTGTGCCATTTTTATTCTCTTTATTTAAACCGTAACGGTTCCGGTACCTGCAGTAAATCTATATACTCTGTAACCTGATCTTGAAGGTTGGTCGTATGTTAACCCAACATCTATACTACTTAATGCCGGAAAAGAATCAAGATATGCTATAATTACTACCCCCGAACCACCAGATCCTCCAGAACCGCTAGTTACACCAGAACCGCCGCCGCCGCCGCCAGTATTTGCAGTGCCTGCAGTTGTACCAGAGCTATTTTTACCACCTGTACCACCCCCACCGGTACCACCACTTGCATTTCCTCCGGTTCCGCTGAAATGTCCTCCCCCACCACCTCCTGCGTAAGTGACTGACGAACCTGTTATTGTTGAAGAAGACCCCGCACCACCCGCACCACCAATGGTGGATTGACCTGCCTGACCCACTGCACCTGCACCACCTCCGCCACCTGCTGCAAATGGTGCACCGTTTAGATTATAACCTGCTCCACCGTTATTACCTTGTGATGGAGTAGTTGCTGGGGTGTTACCCAAACCTCCGGGATTGCCTGTACTTGCATAACCACCACCGCCACCAGATCCGCCATTTTGCCCCGGGCTTGTGTTTGCTTTTCCCCCTCTACCGCCGCCTGATGATACAAATGTACCTAGTACAGAGTCTGATCCGTTAGAGCCTGTGGCTGCACCGGAACCACCTGCACCAACAGTAATAGTAAAACTGTTATTAAACACACCAGTATTAATAGTACCTGTTCTATATCCGCCGGCGCCACCAGCACCATAATCAGAACCACCGCCACCGCCTGCAACTATCAAGTAGTCTATAACTATGAGTCCTGGCCAAATACTCTGCTGCCGTGCTAGTTTTACTTCTTCAATAGTCCATACACCTGAAGCAGAACTAATAGTTGGTAAATTTACAGCACCTATTAAATTACCGTTCATTAGCTGATCTCCTCGTAACTAACAACGATCTGTAAATCATTATTAGCACTGGCTAGTGCTGCAATTTTATCGCCCTCTTCTAAGTAAATAGAAGCATCTTTTGTTACTACTTTTAAGGTTGATGTAACAGGCACAACAATCGCATCCGCTAAATAATAACTTGTTGTTGCGCTGGCATCGTAAAAAGTAACATCAACAGTCGCATTATTGGTTCCGTCTACATTAGACACATAGACGGAGTTGATTTTAAAAATCTTGTTACTACCCGCACTGTTGGTTACAATGTCGGCACTAGTTGTAGTTAAAGCAGCACCAACAGTTCTTCCAAGTATGGTTGCTACGTTTACAATATTAGGATTTGCCATTTTTTATTATCCTTATCCAAAAACTATGGCCATTGCAATGGCTTTTCCTGTTGTAATTCCACCACCGCCCGTATCACCCTTTGGAACAAACAGTGCCCAGTTAGAAGTATCCAGGTCTGGAGTAGTTCCCGTGGATATACCGTTAGCTATAGCCACATAAGTATTTCCATTTGTACTGTAATGAACTACGTCATTTTTATTGTAAACAGTTGCTAAATTAAAAGAAGGATAAAAGGTAAAGCCCAACCCACTAAAAGTAGAGCCCAATAAATCAGTTAATGTTGCCATTTACTATCTCCTTTAATTCTTCTAGTTCTTTTTGCTGTTGTTTAACACACGCTAATAAAAATGGTATAAGCTGTTGATAGCTTACTGTTTTATAAGTATCATTATCTTCTACTATTTCTGGTAATACTTTTTCAACCTCTTGAGCTATTAAACCAAATCCTGTTTTGTCGTTCGACTTCCATTGAAATTTTACAGGGTTTAATTGATCTAATATAAAGCCATAATCTTCTAGTGGCTGTATATTCTTTTTAAGGTTTTTATCTGATAAAGAGTTGTAATTGGTAGAAGACAGAGTACCAGTACTTGGATTAAATGTTAAACCACTATTGCTAACATAGGCACCGTTCAGAGCCCCACTTGTGGCTCGCGACATTGTAAGATACTGTGTAGTATTGGTAGAAGTATCGTTTGTAATATCTATAGAAGGTGCTGCAAAAGCAAACACTTCCCAAGTAGTGCCATCAAATATAATACTTACCTGGATTCCTTTTATATTTAAATACAAGTCTTCAGATAATCCTTCTATTGTACTACCGTTTCTTGCAATTATTAGATTGTTTGTTTTCCAATCATTGGCATCTGCTACTACAACAAAATTTCCAGTAGTTGGTGAAGACGGCAATGTTACGGTAAAACTGCCAGATCCTGTATCGGTTAATAAAAAGTCTCCGCTTGACGCAGTATAGTTACTAGTCTTTTTACTCCAAGAAATACCTGTTCCACCACCACCACTTACAGTTTGAGCTTCCCATTGACTAGTAGTACTGTTCCAAACCAGTGCTTGGCCATTAGAAGGAGCCGGGGCGCTAACGTCTGTTATTGAATCCAGCGTGCCTCCAACGCCACCACCTTCATATAATATGTTGATAGTGCCGCCGTCAAAAGTATCGGTACCATTAACTGTGGTAACACGAACACGATCCAATACTGCAGAAAGGGTTTTTCCTCCGGCGGCCATTGCTACAACACCGCCAGATCCTTCGTACAAATTCGAAGATGCTACCCAGTTGTTACCTGTTAAATTGGCTAGTACAATCATACCATACCTGGCGATTGTGCCGCTCAAATATCCTGTTGGTTCTAGAACGTATCCAGAAGTGGACGAAATAAATCCACCACTAGAAGGGGCGTACAATGCATAACTATCGTACCCTGTGGTTTCGATTCCGCCACTATCGCCGATTTGAACCAATAAAGACGAAGTACCACTTGTACTTACAGCACTAAACATAACAGTAACGCGTTTTACCCAAGATGGAATACTGGTAAAATCAATTGTTGTGCCACTAGTACTATTTACTGCTGTGCCGCTTACTAATGAACTAGTACCGCTGCCGGCAGCAGCGGTAGTTTGGATTGTGTTGTCTGGAAATTTAATCCCGTTTTTTACTTTGAATTCGTTAGCCATCCCGTTTCCCTATCCACGAGGTTGTTAAAATTATACTGTTACCAGAGTGCGATGAATCTTGACAGTAGCAGAAGTTGAGGTGCCCATCGTAACTCGTAGGCGGGCATTACCTGCATTTATGTCGCTGGTCAATGTACCCAAGGCACCGTTGCTTTCCAATACAGCATATTCAGTCATTGTTGTAGTAGTACCGTTGTGTAATACCAATACTTCGCTAACTTGATAGTTTGATCCTTGTGTGATCTGTACCAAGTAACGTGCACTGCGATAAGTTGCAACTGCCCAAGTATCCAAATCTGTAGTAGTTGTGGTTGCTACTGTTGCTGATAGACCAGAATCTTCACTGATTTTTGCGTCACTTGAATTGTTATATACAACCGATGCTTTTGTTGTAATGTTCTTTGCAACACCCAAACCACCGCCTACTACAATAGCACCTGTAAGAGAGCTGGTACTTTGTGTAGTATTTGCAGCGATGATGATATCAGTAGTAGTATTTCCCCGGGCTGTTACACTAGATAATGTGTCGGACTCGGTCGTTAAGTATGTGTTTGTATCAACAGTATAAGTGTCTTGTGCTGTTTTCTTTAAAAAACCACTACCAGCACCAGTCATTGTTGTAGCCAAGTTGCTTAATGCAGGGCCTACATCAATGTCATAAGTTTCGTTGTTTGAATCGTTTGCACTAAAGCCAGTACCTGTACCAATAGTAACTGAAGTGTTTGTTGCACCAGCTGATGCTGTTAATGTTAATGTACCGTTATTTACTGTTGCTGCGGCTGGAGTATTAAGAATGTTACTCCAATCAATCTTTGCATCAATTTCTCCAGTAGTGCCAGAGAACACTTCTGAAGAGTTTGTAGCATCTGGAATAAAGGTAAACTTGCCTGTGCTGTCGTCGTACCCAAAGAAACCGATTTTAGCGGAGGTACCATTGTGCCAACGGAACTCAACACCACGATCTTTGTTGTCGTCAGTACCAGGAGCACTATCGCCACCCAGAGTAATAATGGGATCGTCTAAGGTTGTTGTGGTTGAATTGACTGTTGTGGTTGTGCCATTTACAATCAAGTTGCCGGTGATGGTTAAGTTGCCGGTAACTCCTGTGTTTCCGCCAACGTTTAAAGCACCGCCAATACCAACACCGCCAGTTACTACTAGAGCACCAGTGGTTGTATTAGAGCTTGCTGTTGAGTTGGTTAAGCTCAATGCAGTACTTGTTGTTGCCCCACGTCCTGTTACTGTGGCCAACGTGTCTGATTCGGCCGTTAAGTACGTGTTTGTGTCGATTGTATAAGTATCGGCCGCGGTCTTTTTCAAGAAGCCTGACCCAGCACCTGTCATTGTTGTGGCTAATCCGCTCAGGGCTGGACCAACGCTTACACTGTATGTAACGTTTGAGCTGCTGTTAGCATTAAATCCAGTACCTGTAGCAATTGTTACAGAACTACCAGTTGCTCCAGCACTGCCTATGTTTAGGGTAAGAGTACCACTGCCTTCTGTTGGCTCTGTTGCACTAGTTACTGCAGTAATGTGTCCAAAATCATCTAGTGTAATGCTTTGAAGGTATGTTCTGCCACTGTTGGTTACAGTAGCTTGTGTTGAGGTGTCTGCGTGGGCAACTGAAAATGTTGCATTTTCTCCAGCGGTTCCACTAACAACAATACCAGTTCCACTGCTTTGTACCAGACTTACGTAATTACCTGTTGTATCTGTGCCTAAAGCAACAGAGTCTGCAGCAATAGTTGCAGTTAGTGTAACGTTTTGTGACCCGTCTACGGACACGCTACCGCTCAGATCACCACCAAGAGTGATGGTTCTTGCGTTGAGCCACTTGGTTGCAGTTGGTGCGTTAACTAGTAACGTTCCAGCATTATCAAATATGTCCGTGGTGCCTATTCTAACACCGTCTTTAATTTTAAAAGCCATGTCGTGCTCCTAAGTTATATCATTTTTCTAAATTTAAACACGTAGTTGCTGCTAGATGCACTGGCCGTGTTTGAGTAGATTTGAAGTTTTAAATCACTAGGATCCGCTAGTGGTGTTCTATAGGTTCTAAGGTACATGGCTCCGTCGCCACTGCCCCCTGCTCTGTGTAACACAATTTCGTCTGTTGGTAGTTCTAATGAACTATTTGTTTGTCCACTGTACCAACTCATTGTGCCACTGTAATACTCATTACTATTTGTTCCGCCTGAGCCAGTGTCGTTTGCGTAAAGTTGGACTATATAAGTGCCAGTTTCTAAGTCTGTGGAATCTATTCCTGTGTCTTGCCAGTCTGTTGTAAGTGTAAGAGTTTTGGTAATAGTCAGTACCTGATCTATTTTATTACCTTCTGTTAACACCAATCCTTTGTGGCTTAACTCTCCATTTAAGTACAAATCTTGAACATTCTGCCAAACGCCCAACAGTGAGTTATACTGAAGAACGTTTTGATTTTGTACATTGGAGACTTGAACATTTGAGTCTGTGATTCCTAAACCACTGGCCCAAGTCATTCGTACATAAATTCGCCCAGTATTTTGATGCGAACGAAGTACTATTGCAATTGGAGTTTTTAGACTTGGGGCTGTTGGAACAACACTCGTCAAGCCGCCAGGCACTGCAGGATCTGGGTATAACACAGTTCCAACAGGCCAAATTTCAGTGTTTATGTCTCTAACAACACCAGTTGTTATGATATGCGAAAATTCTTGTCCTGATGTTATATTTTCGCCTGCAACACCCAGCATGTACTGTGCTGCTATAGTTCCATTGGTAACAGCCTTTGCGATAGTTATTTTATCGCCCTGACTGCCTGTGGCCATTACAAGATTGCCTTTTGCAATCGCTGTTCCACTGTTGTTTAAACATGGAGGAACTACTGAAGTTTGATTGACAGCAGATTTAAATGTACTAGAATGAGAAATATCCAAGGTATTGTCTTGGTTATTCCAATACAACCGGCCTTCTTGGTCAGTAACATTACTATTTAAATTAAAGTCTACATAACTTATTGTTGAGATATTACCAGTAATACCTGTAAGACTGGTAATATCTGTGTTGTTACCTGCTAGTGCATAACCGCTTCCGCCTTGTGCGGTTATTGTGCCTATGGTATTATCTGATTTTTTGTAATATAACTTACCATCAGCATAGTTAATAGCCAATTCGCCATGTACTAACTGTACTGGTGTTGGAATAACCCCTGGATTTCCGGAATTTTTTAATTTGATTACATTCGCCATCTAACCTCCTTAAAAAGTTCCGCCGTCTGTTATTGAAGTCTGAGGTACGTTTACCCAAGCATTTTGTGGTTGGCTAAACAACAATAGATCATTGCCCTGAATATTTGATACTACAACCGGATAACTTCCTATGTTGGTTCCGCCACTATCCCCCTTTGGGCCAATAGCTCCACTAACAATAATGATTTCTCTGGTATCATCAATAACTACTAGACTAGAGGTTGAATCGTTTTCTATAGTAGTGTAAAAGCTCATCGTGTTACCTCTTTAGTAAGCAGGATTGTTCCTGTTAAAAATGGGATAACATCGTTGTTTTTGACGACTTCTAGATCATAGACTGCACTCTTAAAAGAGTACGATGCAGTTACAGATTCGTCTATTTCTATTGTAATAGTTTTTAAAACGTTATCTAAAACAATCTTATTATTTTCTGTTGTTAAAGTGTCTAATATTTGATCACTGTCTACTTTTGGTCTGATCTGCATTCTTGCTGTTACACCACTTAAATCAACGGGCTGATTGTACTCCAGTACGCCTCCGCTAGTATAAGTAGCGAAACCAATACTGTTTACACTGTTTATAGTAACGGTGTTTGTAGTGGTTCCGGTGGCTATTACATAGTCTAGATTATTGGCTTCTTTCATTCCATTCACATTGCTGAGTTTTACTCTCCAGCCTTGAGGGGCTCCATGAGCATTGGCTGTAATTACCATTGGTGCTGCGTTTGTAATAGAGGTTACAGGAACATATACCTTTGTAGCACTTTCCCAACGTAAGATTTGCCTAAAGGTACTGCCCTGATAAATCTTTAAATTTAGTCGGGTAGGTGCTGTCATAATAACTCCTGCTTAAAACAAGTATAGATTTTTTTATAGGTATAATTATACTATACAGGGTAAAAATTGTCAAGTAAAAAATACACCCAGGGTTAGTGGGTGTATTTTATTTATTCTTATATAATCGATAGTGATACTATATCGAAGTTGGTGGCTGTTGGGTGCTGGATTGAGAAGGGTGTTGAAAGCTGCATCGAAGTTCACTGCTTTCCCTCTGCAAAGACGTTTACAAACACCGTATCATCCTCCAGCGCCTCGATCTCATGCCACTCCCCGGCAACCAAGTTCAGCGGCGTAGAGTTCTTGTCGATGATGCGCTCGCCCTTTTCTTTCCGCACAACACAGCGACCGGAGTGGCACATGGTCAGGTGCGAGTACCGATGTTCGTGAGCCGGAAGACCTTCGCCCTTGTTGGCGTGGTAGATGTTCATCACCGCACCGTCGTAGGTCACGCTGTATTTGGAGGAAACAGATTTCATCAGAACTGCTCCGCACCCGTCTGCGTAGGCTGTCCCTGTACAGGTGCAACGGACTCGGGCTCCGGCTCAGGCGGCGCGACATAGGGCGCGATGGGGCCGTACTCTCCCGCGAGTCCCCTGGTCCAAAGCTCTTTGATGTGTGCGTACCGATCCGTTGCGTTTACACCGCACGGCATGACTTCATCAAACTCGGCCAGCTTGACGTTGCATTTGAAGTTGGTTTGATCCGCATCTGCCCAGACCAGATCAGTTGCATATTGAACATTGAACATGATGCACCTCAAGAAACACGGACGTAGAGGGCTGCGGCCCAAACGTAAGAAGCCGAAAATACTTGAACTTGTAAAAAAGAGCCGCAGCAGGCAGAAACTAAATTGACTCCCGCGTAAGACCCACCAGATGAAAAATACGTATTCCCAGAGCTTATCTTTCGCCAAGTTCCGACACCCCCGGCCGGGGCAGTGCCACCGCCGTTATATGTTGCCGAACTGTTTCCACGATTGGTCGCAAAATCGGTAAGACCTCCGTAGGTCATTGCACCAAAATTGGGATTCCAACCGTATCGAAGATCGCTACCCGCAACAGTCGAACCAACCGCCACATTGGTATTAGTTGCAATCATCAGTACCGCAACACTACCGATATCACCAAATCCGGTCGTTACAACAGCACCTGTCTGGCTGTTGAGACTTGTCACTCCACCCGCCGGTGGAGGAGCGCTTGCCCAAGTGCCACCAACAGAGGTCAAAAGATTGCCCGCCGTACCAGGCGCTACCGTCTGAACAGCAGAGGTGCCGTTGCCCAGCAAGACGTTGTTCGCGGTCAGAGTGGCTGCGCCAGTACCGCCAGACGCCACAGGAAGCGTACCAGACACATCAGATGTTAAAGCTACTTTGCCCCAGCTAGGCGCAGTGCCACTTTTTAAAACATTACCACTCGCTGCTGCTGCTAGCTTTACAAGAGTAGTTGTACCGCTGGCGTAAATCAAATCACCAATTGCATAACTTGCAATACCAGTGCCGCCATTTGCAACTGCAACAGTACCTATTCCAGTAATACTGGCTTCTGTTAAACTATTCCAAGGAATAGCTGTTGTTCCCAAAGTAGCTCCAGTGGCATTAAAAGTGGTATAGTAGATCTTTCCACCCTGCTGTGCCCCAAAAGTAACAGGTACAAAGCTGCCAGCAACTTCAGCAACTGTATCCATGTCTGGTGCTCTTGTCCAAGCATTAATACTTGCTGTATAAATACCGTTTTCTGCCAGACTGGCTTGATTTTTTACCAATACTCTGTCGCCTGCAACTATGTTTTGCCCATCAATTGTTTGGGTACCACTTAATGTAATTGCAGCGAGTGTAGCGGCTTTACAAGCAGTTTTAAAACTGAGTGTATTAACTTCGTTAACAAAACTATTTAGTTCTGTTACAAGAGTAGGCATTGCCCCCAAAAGAGCGTCTGCTTTGTCACTAAAAGTTGCAGGATCGTTACGATTTGGTGATTGTGGTAGGGTTGAAATTGTTGTAATCATTCTGTTAATCCTTCTACTTGTAGGCTGCAATAGGAATATTCTGGATATGGAATTTCCAAGCTAAAATCTCTGTAATACCCATACATGGTAAGACTCTTGTAAATATCTGTGTCACTTCCTATCCAAATACACGGAGTAGCACGAACATCGCTTAAAACTTTTTGTACTCTGTACAAATCAGCGCTCAGTAAAATTAAGTTTACATTCATTCGCTTGCTAAAAGCTCGCTTAATAAACGTAGTGGTACCAAACTCGTCTGTTTCTTTTTTGCTGTAGTCAATAATACCGGCTGACGCTCCATATTGTGTTGTTCCTATTTTGTTACTTATACCAGCAAAAGCAATACCACACCGCACTACATCTCCAATAACACAAATAGTAATTCTTGTACGCGTATAAACAGGAATATCTTCAAAAATTGACTCGCTCAAAAGAGTGTAATCTTTGTAAAAATAATCATACCAATTATCTACTAGGGAACTATTCAAGTTGTACTCTTTAAAGTAAATGTTTGGGCTTGTTACTAGAGTGCTATTATTACCAAAAAAGAAAAGACTGTCTGTTGAGTTATTGTAGTACACTCTTGTACGATTGGTATTTGGATTGTTGCTGGGTGTAATATCTGTATAACTAGTAGACGCGCTGCCATCCCAGGTTAGTATATACCCACCTATGTTTAATACCCACTTAGATTCTGTATAGCAGTATGTTACCCCAGAAGATACATAATTTGTTGGAATTCCAGTCAGTATTGCAGCTGTTGACCAAGTGATACCATCAGAGCTCTTATGAGTAGTACTCAGCGACCCACTAGTTCCAGCTACTATACAATATTGTGTTGTAGAACCGGTTGTTGAATAATCACTGTTATTTACAACTGCAATATCTCTTATATTGTTTAGCCACATTATAGCTGTCCAAGTATTCAAATCGCTGCTATATCTTAGTGTATTATTTCCTATTACGTGAACTAGTCCATTTGCTGGATTATAAACAATTCCTACCAAGTCGGTCGTACCAGCCCCGACGCTTGAAGCTAACCATGTTGTGGCTGTACCATCTGAAGTATAAATATTTCCATTACTGGCAGCAATTACAAACTTGTTTAATTGCTTTATCCAGATAGCCTTGTTTAAGGAAACACTACCTGTTGGCAATCCTGTTATATTAGTCCAGTTAATACCATCCAAACTCTTCCAAATTATGGCAGTGCTTGAATCACTACTCGTACCTGCAGCTATAAAAACAGAGTTATCCTTGCTGTAACTCAGTGTTTTTAAATTTGGCGCTGTGGCAGGAGTAACACAATTAATCCAAGTAACTCCATTGTCTTTGCTGTACTTCAAAAACCCGCTGTTACCGCACAACAACAATATGTTTTTGTCTGCTGCAAAAACCATTGAGTTCAGTGTTGGAGTTGTAGTATGAACTGACGCAGTAGTATTCCAGTCTATTTTGGAGTACAGGTTGCGTTCTGATTTTGCTGTTAATAAAACTCTCGAACCATAAGCACCAAATATTCCACCACTAGTAACTTTGCGGGCAGTAAAAGTGGTTATTAGTTCGTCGGTTGTAATGGTCTGTGTACTGGTTTCAATATCGTATAATTTACTTGTGTTTGTGTATCCCAGATCTAGCCAGTAGGGTGTTGTTCCAGTCAAATTATCTGGTGGTGTTTTGTTTAAGTTGGTATTTTGCAAACTCTGATAATACTTTGGCCAGTCGGTACTACTTGTTTGGTAGTATACTATGTCTCCGGTACTGTAGGTAGTACCACTGTTATAAACAGAACCGGCAAAATCGTCTGAGGACGTTGTGGTTACAGTTCTCCACCAAGTACTGCCACTAGACGGTGTGTTGTTTAAATTGACGGGCTTGATGCTCTCGTACACCACTCCAAGATACTGTACCCATACTTTATCAAAAGTACTACTGCTTCCGTATGTAGTACCGCTGTTCCAAGCTGGTACAACATCTCTTGTGTTTACATCTGTGTACGTATCACGTAACACCTCAATTGGTTTAATAACTTTCATAAATCATACCCTTTAAAAAAGAACAAAAGGGCGTACAGCATTGCTTGCCGAAGCCCAAGGTAGACTTTGTTGAACTAGATTCTTTTTTAAAACCATAGTATCTAGTACGTATTCAATGTGTGACTTTACTTGTTCTATGTTATCAAAGTTCTTTTCAATCAAGTCTACGGCCCAGGCTTCTGTAAGATCTTCAAAAGGAATAAAGTTTTCTATTTGTTTATCCGTCAAAACCAAGCTTTGTGGTAAAGAGAATGTTTCTGATTGTTTTGTACCACTAATAGTAAAATCAATTTGTTTTACTACCTTTTCAAAGTTTTGAACATCATGAGTACGAATGTTATCGATAACAATTTTGAATTCTGTTGTCATTTAATAGCCCTTTAAAAAGGTTAAAAATTATGCTGGTATTTGTTTGTATTATAACATATCGTACTCAAGTGTACAAGCTAAAAAATATGGAACGCTTGGTTTGGGTTTTATAGTTCTTCAGGGGTTGGTTGATTTTCTGCAACAAAAGGTTCCAGTTTCCAAACTTGCCGCAGTACGCCATACTCGTCAGGTTTAGGGTCTTGTTCTACTGCAACCATACCTGACTGTACTGGTACTGGGGTAGGAATTACTAATGGTATATTTTCAGATCTTAACAGGTTTATATCTACACCTGCTGGAACAGATCCATCTGTGTTTAATAAAAATTGTTTTCTCATAAATAACCTCAGAAATATGTAGTTATGCGAACAAAACCATGCCCACCATTACCACCTGCTCCAGAAACGGCATTTGAACCGGCTCCACCTCCTCCGCCACCCCCGCCAGGTATTCCACCTGCGGCGCCGGGCTGCCCACCAGAACCACCGCCACCACCACTGCCACCCAAAAATGGATCGGTGGCATTAGAGCCGGCAGTTCCAGGATTTCCAGAAGCACCTCCAGCACCACCACCACCACTACTATTAGTACTAGAGTCTATAATTGCACCCCCCAAGCCTCCAGCACCTCCAGCACCGCCGATACTGCTATTAGAATTATACCCGCCACCACCACCACCACCACCACCATTGTATCCTCCACGGCCTCCAGAACCACCAATATTGTATCCGGTACCACCAGAAGCAGAATAGACAAAAGTACCTGAAGGTGTTCCTGTACTGGTTACACCGCCGGCAAGTGCTCCAGTAGTAGCAGCACCTGCCGAGCCTCCGTTTCCGCCCACGCCTCCGCGAGCTCTGGCGCGAACTGTGGTTCCAAATGTTGAATTGCCACCCGTACTTCCAGCATTACCACTTGTTATTGATGTTTGTGATGCTGCACCACTTCCACCAGCACCCACTTCCACATTTTCTGTATTTGCAAAAAGACTGGCTGGAAAAAAGAACTCTGTTCTACCGCCTCCACCACCTCCGCCGCCTCCTCCAGCAGTTTCTGTACTAAAACTTGCTGAAGCTCGAACACGTCCCGATCCACCCCCACCACCTCCGGCTTGTAAAATAATATGTATTAACTTGGCACCTGCTGGTTTGGTCCAAGTAGAAGTACCTACTGTGGAGAACTCTTGTATGTTAACTGAGTTTCCAGCACCTCCTGATGGTGCTTGACTAGTCCAACTAGACCCGTTGGAAGTTAACACATTGCCGCTTGTGCCAGGTGCTACAGCTGGTATTGCATAATTGCTATAGTTGCCAGCATGTAATACTTGGTTGTTATTTTCTTTGATGGCAACCTTAGAGTCTAGAGCTGTTGAATTCAAACTCAGACCTTCTACCATATTAGCCACAGATCCCGCTGTACCACCAGCTGCAGTATACCATCTATGAGTGCCAGCAGTTTGTGAGTACGAAGAAGCAGCAGTAGCTAATTGATAAACACCATTACCAGAAGAATCTATTGTAATATTGTTTGCAACTACAAAACTCCCAGTTGTTGCCCACAACAAACCACCGCCATTAACTATTTGTATTGATCTGCCTGAAACGGCCGGATCTGTTGGGGCAACATCGATCCCAATACTTCCACCATTTAAAGTTACAGATCCTGTTAATGTACCACCAGTTAGTGGAAGTTTTGTACTGTCTTGAACAACAATGTTTTGAGAACCGTTAAAAGCAACACCATTGATTGTACGAGATGTTTGCAATGTTGTAGCAGTGCTTGCGTTTCCAGTAACAGAAATACTCCAAGAGCCACTTGCTCCACCTCCGGTTAGTGTTGGCGAGTATCCACTGTAGTTACCAGCATGCAATACTTGATTATTATTTTCTTTTACAGATCCTGTAAAGTTTGGAGAATCAATGTTAGCTTTTAGATTTAAAGCAGCTTGTTGTGCTGTACTTACTGGCTTGTCTGCATCAGACGTATTATCTACGTTACCTAACCCAACATCGGTTTTGGTCAATGTAACTACGCCTGTCTTACCGGCTACGCTGTCAACAGTTCCTGTATTGGCTGTTGCTCCTGCTTGAATACCATTTAGTTTAGCTTTATCTGCTGCACTCATTAAGCCTGCTAAAGTATCTGTAGCATTAAATAAAATTGCACTTGTACCAGTAGAACTTGTAATAGCTACAGTTAAACCGGTACGTTCACCTATACCTAAATTTGTAGCTGCATTACCTCCTGCTGGAATACCATTTAGTTTAATTTTGTCTCCTGCACTCATTAAGCCTGCTAAAGTATCTGTAGCATTAAATAAAATTGCACTTGTACCAGTAGAACTTGTAATAGCTGCAGTTAAACCGGTACGTTCACCTATACCTAAATTTGTTGGTAAATTAACCTGAGCACCTGCTTCAATGCCATTTAGTTTAGCTTTATCTGCTGCACTCATGCTGCCTGCAGCAGAAGTTGTAGCTGGATCTATAGATATTGTTGGAGTACTACCACCTGTGCTGGATATTGGGGCAGAAGCAGTTACTTGAATAACTCCACCGCCTCCAGTACCTGCCCCAATTGCAGTTCTAAAGTCAGTTGCATTCAACGCACTGACTGTGTTGTCTGCATTAACTCTTAAAAATGTAACAGCACCTGGATCTGCTAGCTTTACTAAGTTTCTACCAACTGTCGTACTGTCGTTGATGCTGCTCACTGGAGCACTCAAAGTACCACTCAAACTCAAGTTTCCTGTAGTAGTGACTGTTCCAGTGAGAGACAAACCAGCCACCGTTCCTGTACCACTAACACTGGTAACAGTGCCAGTACCTCCGCCCGTACCGGCCCCAATTGCAGTTCTAAAGTCAGTTGCGTTAAGAGCACTGACTGTGTTGTCTGCATTAACTCTTAAAAAGGTGATGCTGCCTGGATCTGTTAGTTTTACTAAGTTTCTACCAACTGTCGTACTGTCGTTGATGCTGCTCACTGGAGCACTCAAAGTACCACTCAAACTCAAGTTTCCTGTAGTAGTGACTGTTCCGCTCAATGACAAGCCGGCTACTGTTCCTGTGCCACTAACACTGGTAACAGTGCCGGTACCGCCTCCGCCCGTACCAGCACCAATTGCAGTTCTAAAGTCAGCTGCATTTAAAGCACTGACTGTATTGTCTGCGTTAACTCTTAAAAATGTAATATTATTTGGATCTGCTAGCTTTACTAAGTTTCTACCTACCACAGTACTGTCATTGATACTAGTCACTGGAGCACTCAACGTACCGGACAGTGTTAGGTTTCCTGTAGAAGTCACAGTTCCACTCAGTGACAAGCCGGCGACTGTTCCTGTACCACTAACACTGGTAACAGCAGATGTTAAGTAGTTGGTAGTATCAAGAGTGTAAGTATCTGTGCCGGTTTTTTTAAGTAAGCCTGTATTGTTTGGCGACATAACAGTAGACAAAGCAGTAAGTGCTGGACCTACTGCTATTGTGTACTGTATGTTCTGACTAGAATTTGCTGTGAAACCCGTACCGTTATTTATTGTTACGGCTGTGTTTGTAGTTCCAGAGGCAGATGCAAGAGTTAAAGCTCCATTATTTACTCCGGTTGCAGCCGTAGAAGAGGTAAAATAATCTATTGTTCCAGTTGGATCGTTGTCGCTTTGTTTTTTATAATACAACTTACCATCTGTATAGTTTACAGCAAGTTCGCCCCAGTCCAAATCTGCTGTGGTTGGGGCTTTTGATGGTACATTAGATTTTTTTAGAATAATAGGTATCATTGTTTTTCCTAAAAAGGTGGGTTTCTACTAGTCAAATAAAACTAGGTAAAAAGGTGGTCAGAACTGACCACCTTGTATAGAGCTCAGAGTTGTTACGCTTCCTTCCACAGCCAACACGTTCAACGCATCGCCGTTTTCGGTTACTCTGTCAAGTAGTCTAAAGGTCTTGTTTGTTCCCGTTGCGGTAACTTCAACACCGATTCGTACTTTTTCCATTTCTTTCTTCAATTCTCGTACTTCTTGAATGAGCTGTTGGTTGGACTGACTATTATTGTTGAACGGAATGTCTGCTGTTACGCCTAAACTTCCGTCGTTCATACGAGTCAGTGGCATGATTGCTTCTGGTCCGGCTTCTCCCATTACTCCCATTGGGAATAGTGTTGGATTGCTTACAACACTATTAGAGAAAGCTGCTCCAGACTCAAACATGTTGATACCCTTGTGGAAAGCTCCGCCTTTTGCATATCCAAAAAGTCCGGCTGGGCCATCTACGCTCGAGCTCACAGCATCAACACCAGCAGCGACAGCGGCACCCACCGCCCCTAATGCCTCGGCCTCTCTCCCGGCTTGAGAAATAACATCATTAGCCGCAGCATTTGATAGAACAATCAATCCTGCACCAGGTACTAGTCCAAGCAACGGATTGCCCTTGATAGTATCGGCTAGTGTGTTAGTTGCATTAGCAACTGCATTCGCCAGTGCAAGAGTTCCTGCACCTACAGGTCCTGATGAGGTTGGACCGCCCTGACCTTCACCAAGACTGGAGTCATTGACCACACCAGTGTCTGGTAGTGTTGTTGCAGTAGTAGTGGTATCAGCCACAACAGGATTCAAAATGCCGTCAATCTTATTTGCTAACTTTTGAGCAATGTCTTCTGGAAGCGAACTGGTATTTTGTTCAATCTGCTCCAAAATAACATTGGTTTGTTCTTGTGGAGTTAATAGTTTTATGTTTCCAGTTTCGATTTCTGTTGCGACCTGAGCCAAACTACTCACCACTCCTGCACGTAGTAAATTAAACTCTCGAGTAGTACGACTGCTGCTACGAGCACTTTCAATTGTTTTACCTGCAATTTCAGTTAAGTAACTTAAACTCTTTTCATCGCCTTGTAGGCTCTTTTCAACAGTAGACTGGAATTCTTTTAACAAGAAATTCAATCCGTTTGTAGAACCAGCAATTTGAAGAGTTTGTTCTTTAATAAAGTTTCTGATAGTAGTGGAAAAACCATCTAGCTTTTCTTTTGCTTTTTCAGCAAAATCAGTTACTTTATCAAACGCTTCGCCCAAGTTTAGTAGTGCAGTAAATGTTTCACGCCCAGATGTTGTAGTCAAATCTTGTTGTAGCACAAGACTCTTGTATTGGTCACGAGTAAGACTCGTGGAAATACCAAGCTTGTTTAGTTCTTCTGTTAGCTTTTGTGAGACTGGAGCAATCTGTTCTGCTTCTGTTAAAAAGTTTTCTCTGAAAAACTGAACTTTGTTTTGGTAGTTTTCTAGATTACCAAAAGCCTTTACTAAATCGTCTGCTATTATGGTCTTCAATGTACCAGTAATGTCTTCAACATTTTTGCCCAACAACAGCATGCCATCAGAGAATGCTTGTGTTTGAGCAGTAAGTCGAGTTAGTGTTGTTCCGGCTTCTTCTAGAGGTTGACGAAGTGCTTCAATTAAGGGTCCAAAAGCTTGTTTAGCTATTTCGTTAAATGCTGCACTAGTCTGGTTCTTTATAGCATTAGCGATTTCTTCCGGTTTTAGGTCTTTTGTTCTGATTTGTAGTGGTTCAATAACAGCAGTCTCAAGAACTGAGTCTATGTCTTTGCCTAATACTTCAGCACTTGTTAAAAGGCTGTTTCTTATGTCACTGAACAATACACCAATATATTCAAAAATAGGTTTATTTTTTTCGGGATCTAATTCTGCTGTAGCTGTTTCTAAAAAGTACCTGTTGCGACTGAACCAACCACCGCTTATTTTGACGTCTAACTCAGCAAAACCTTTTACCAATTCGGCATTTGCTTTTGTTAGTTTATTTATTGTACCTTCAACAGTAATACCAAAGTCTCTTACTGTTGTTGTCTTTTTGCCGCCAAAAATGCCTGTAATGATTTTGTCCAAATTACTTCCAAGCAATGCTCCTACCAACAATCCGATCGGACCGCCAACAGCCCCTAAACCACCTAGAATACTGCCAGTTAAAGCACCCCCAGCACCAGCTCCTGCTAATAATCCTCCAAGAGGACCTGCGATACTTCCTGCTAAAACTGATCCGCCAACATACCCCAATGCGGCTCCGCCAAGAGTTGTTCCTGTTTTTACTACTGGATTGCTTGCAAGATTTGCTAATGGGTTTTCGTTTGTGACTCCGCCCTGTAGTTCAGAAAAAACAGATCCAATAGAAATTGCCAATCTTTCTGACAATGCTCTTGTGTTTAAATCTATTCTATCAAGAGACTTGGACATTTTGTTGAAAACTGCCAAATCATCAAATCCAGAAGACTTGATTATTTCCAAAGACTCGTCAATAGAATTTAAGGTTTCAGTAGGATCAGCCTGTAATGCTCCGGCACGAGTCATCAGTGTATTACCACTATAAAACTGACCAGTTGTTTGAGTCTTACGAACTTCTTCCAAAGACACACTTGGTGTTACTTTTGCTCCGCCCTTCTTAAAGCCTAAACTTGCCATAAGAGCCAGAAAGCCTGCAGCTGCTGCTAGTCCTGCAAAACCGCCCTGACTAACAAGCTGTCCAACACCGCCGGCAATCTTGCCTGGAAGAGCCGCCAAGTTGCTTGCCATTGTTTGTAGGTTTAGTGCAAGTGTTTGTGCTGCTGCTACTTTTTCTACAATACTCAGTGCTTTGTAGGCAAAAGTCTTTTCTTTGAAGAATCCTTTTGTTGCAGCTGCCTGTTGCTGGATATTTTGTAATCCAAGTTTGTTAAATTCGTTTTCGTACTTTTTCTCAATCTCAATAAGAGCCTTTGTTTGAACTACCTCATCTTCTTTGTACTTTAACTTGACTGCTGCTTCTTCTGCAGCACGTGTCTTTGCAAGGGTTGTGCTCCTGTTTATAAAGTCAGCTTCTGTTTTTGCAAGTACAGCAAAAGTATTAAAGAAAACACCAGTGCTTTGACCAAATGCATCACCAAGTGCTTTGGCAACGTTTTCTAGTGCAGACACCAGCTTGTTTTGCGACTCTAATAATAAGTTTTGTTCTTTTATTTGAGTTATTCCATCTTGGCGGGCTTTGCTTAATGCTTCTTCGCCACCAACTAGAATTTTGTAACGATTTGTAATAGCATCTATTTCTGTTTGTAAATCTACAGCTTGCTGTTGTTGGCCGGAACCAAAGGCTATTCTTTGACGATCTCTTAAAACATCTACTTCTTTAGTAAGTTCTTTACCTAACGTATCCAATCTATTTTCTAGGTTCTTTTTCTCTTGAGCTTTTTCTAGATCTGCCTTGCGCTTGATCTGAGTTTCCGTGGAAATCATACCTAATTTTTCAAGAGTATTAATTCTTTCCACTTGCTCTTCAAAAATCAAATCTGCACTTCTTTTATCTAACTCTGCTAATTTATTAATAAACTCTCTTGCTTTTTCATACTGTTGTTGTCTGTTTTCAAGAGTTCTTTTATTGCTCTCTCTTTCAGATCTTTCTCTGTCACGTGCCTGCGATTCATTTAATTGTTCTAGTCGTATTTCTTGTTCTTGTCGCGAGCTTGCTCCTAATCCAGTAGGTGCTCTAGCCTTATCGACGGCTGTTTGTGCAGATTTAATTTGCCCTTCTACTTTTTTTATTTCATTTTGTAGATCTTGTAAAGTATTTCTGGTACGTTTATCCAGATCTTGGCTTGCTGCTTCCAAATCCAGAAATTCTTGTTTAAGTGCTAGATCTAATTCACCTTCTAAAGTAGTTAATTGACCTGCAGTATTTCTTTCGGCCAGCATCCATTGTTCTGTTCTAATTCTATCTCTTTCGTCGTATATCTCTGCCAATCTAACATTTAGATTTTCTGCTATAGTTTGCGTTGTATTAAAGACTCTTTGTTGTTGGGCTATTTGTTCAGACGCTGTGCGCTCAGCCTGTGTCTTTACAGCGTCGGCAGTTTTTCTAGCATCCGAGATTTTTTTATCTTTTGCTTCTTCTTCTTTTTTATTTACTCTTTTTCTAATTTCTTCTGCATTAACAAACTCTGCACGAGCAGCTAAATATTTATTGCGTGATTCAACAATAGCAGGTGTATCTTGTCGAGAGGTTGATCTTTTATTTCCATAGTCTTCGAATAATTTTCTTAATGCTTCTCTATCTTGCGTCGCTTTGTTAAACCTTTCAGTACGAGCATTTTCGTATTCAGTATTTAATCTATCAATTAAACTATTGGCTGCTTCTTCAGCCTCTCTTACTGCCTGATCGCGAGCACTAGTTGCGTCTGTGATAATTTTATCTATATCTACCGGAATTGTGTTCCTTAAGCGTTGTTCTAACAATGTTGCTAGATTATCTAACTCCTCTAATTTAGTTACTGCTGCTTTGGAACTATCCTGAAAAAACCTTCCACTTTTAATATCTGCGATTTGTTGTTTAATTTTGTCAGATTTAGCTGTATCTCTACGTAAATCTCTACTGTCTGTGCTATCTATTAAATCCTCTCTCTCACGTTCAAGATTAACTCTTCTTTCTAATAGTCTAGTTATTTCTGTTTCTTCTCTTATTGCAGTACTTGGGCGGTTTGCAACTAAATTTATTTTTTCAATCTGTGCTTCAAGCGGTAACCGCTCTTTTACTTGTTGTAGACGTAGTATCTCTCTATTAGCAGTCTCTAATTGTAATTGTTTTTGTTCGCTTAATACTCCAAAAGTTTGTTTTTCAAATTCTAAACTATCACGAATTGATTCATTTCTACGAATTAAAACATTATTATTTTCTTCTTGTTTGCGCGTATTTAAGTCTATTAGCTGACTTGCTTCTCTGAATAAGTTGGCCTGTTTCTGGGATTGAAGAATTCCAACCTGTGCACTTATCTGTTTTTGTGCCTGTACGGATAACCTGTTATCAGCAGATGGTAGTTGTATTTCTCGTCTTGCTTTTGCAATGTTAAGAAGTGTTTCTCGTAAGCCTGATTCTATTGCTGTTCTGTCTGCTCCAGGGGCTTGAAGTTGTGTAGCTGCTCTTTGTTCTGCTGTTTGTTCTTGAACAGCAAGAGTTTGTAGTTCAATGGCTTGCTGAAGCCTGTCTTGAGAGCCAATTAGACTCTTTTCGGTTTCCAATACTGCAATCTGCGCGTCTAGAGCCATATTATCTATTTTAGTACGCTCTCTTATGGCTTCTTCTGTGTTGCCCAATAATTCTACTTTTGCTGAGTTTATTATACCTGCTGCTTTTTTCAATAACTCTTCTGCGGCTCTGCTTAAAAAATTCAAGCCGTTTTGTATCATTCTTTCAGATTCTGCTTTTAGTCTACCAGCTGTTTCTGCTTCTATTCTTTTAATTTCACTTCTTAGTGTTTGTATTGTTGAACCTGCTCCGCCGAACCCCATACTACTTAAAAGTGCGCTTCCAGTACTTCTTAACATTGAAGAACTTTGCTGTCTTTCTAGTTTTGACAGCTCTGCTCTGTAAGCGGACAGCACAGATAAGTTTGCTGCAATACTATCGCGATTTTTTATAAAGTAGTCTTGAAAATCTTTGCTGAACAGCTTTATGTTGTTTGGATTTTTTAATAGGTTTTGTAATACTGAAAGTTCTGAGTTGGCATCCTTTAAAGCATTTTTAATAGAAACTCCTGCTTTTACTAAGTCGCTTCCAAACTTACTCAATTTATCAGAAGGAAGCGCAGAAGTAACAAACTCACTCTGTGATTTACTGGCAGTATTGATATCATCTGAAGCCTGCTGCGCTGAACCCGCTAACGCGGTTAACTTGTTGGTTAAGTTTTGGGCTTCTTGTGCTACTTTTGGCGCTAATTCCAAAAACTTTTGTGGAGATTCTTGTAGGGCCTTGCGAAAAGCTTCTTGGTCGCGAGGATCAACACCAACCAGTTCCTTTAACTTTTTTGAAGCCTGTTCAGCTTCGGGTCCGCCGGCACTATTTAGTAGTTTTGTGATACTTTCTGTTAATTTATCAGAAGACTTGCTTAATAAGTCTCCTCCCCAAATTACTTTGAATCCGTCTACAAATTTATCCCATTTACCGGCTGCGGCATCTTGAGCTTCTACTTTTTCTACCAAGTCACCAAGCGCACTGCTCAACTCGCTAACAGATTTTGCTTTCGCTGCAATAGAACTTGCTGACAAACGCTCTAGCGGATCTTTCTTTGAAAGTGCTGTAGCTGTTTTGTCTATATTTTTTAATGCTTCATCTAACAGTCCAAAAGACATGTTGGCATCTTCTGCCTGTTTTTTATTGCTCGACATTACACCGTCTAAAAATCCAAAGGCAGTAACTGCTGCAGTAACTATAAACAGTAACGGATTTAATGCACTCATTACTTGACTTATTCCGCCGGCTAGTAGCAGTGTGGCTCCTTGCACACCAACCAATGCTGTACGGAAAAATCCTAGTTCTTTTCTGCTGTTTGCTATACTGGTGCCAAGTTTTTTAAACCCTTCATTAAACCCGCTGGTATCGTAAGTCTGCGCTACGTCTTGTACTATTTCAATTCCACGAGCTGCTCTTGTGGCTTTTTCTAGATCTCTTTGATCTTTTTGAACTTTACTAAGTGCCCCTGGAGTTCCTACGACATTTTCATTTAAAAAATCGTTAAACTGTTTTCCGGCTTGGATTCTATCATTAATTGCCTTATTTGCAGCAATTAAAAGATTTATCTCTCTTTCACGCTTTTTGTTTACATCTTCTGTGCCTGTTTTTTCTTGTTTTATTAGGCTTATTCTTCTTTCTACTTCTTTAGATGCTTTTGTTAGCTTGTCTAAATCTGGCTCTGTTGCCAATAATTCAGCAGAAGTTGGAAGCGCTGCTAAAACTGCTGGGCGCTTTCTACCGGAAGCAAACTGTGCTCTTGCTTTTTCTACTTCTAGGTCAGCTTTGGCGGCTGCAGCACGATCTTTATTTGCCGCTGTTTCTGCTTCAAGCTCAGTAATAAAATTACGGTTTTGTGCACGACGAGCTTGAGCAGCCTCTAAGGCTTGCTTAGTGGCTACTACTTGATCATCTAATCCTTGGCGATATTGAGCGAGAGCTGGTAGTGCGCTGCTTACTAATTGTTTTGCAATTAATCCCAGAATACCAGCTAATGCAACAGGGCTTTGACTCAATAAACTTACAATTGGAGTCAGTCCTTTATTAACCAATTCCAATCCAGCAAATGTTACATCTCTAAACGTAGCCAACAGTTTATTGTAAGGATTTGTATCTAATTCAATGGCACCAAACTTTTTATTTGCCTCGTCTAATACTGCAACTGCAAAAGCCTGACGACGTTCAAAATCTGTTAGTGAACTGGCAGTTTTACCTACACTCAAAGCATACTTGTTTACAGACTCTTCTAATTTGGTATAAATACCCAATTCGTCCAATAGTTCTGGTTCTAACTTAGTAATACCACGAGTAAGACGACTTACAGCGTCGCTCATGTTAACGCCTAGTGCCTGTGAAGCTTTTTTGGCATTTTCACCAATCTGTAAAATTTGCTTGCTACTCAAACCAGCTGCACTTGCTTTTGCAACAGATTCCACAGATTCGCGAAGACTAATGGCTCCATCAGTTACTTCTACAAATCGCTTGCTCAAACCACCAAGTGCTTGACCACTAGCAGCACCCAACTGATCCAATCCTTTGATCATGTTGGTAGTGTCCATTGCATTACTCAATGCATTAAAAGCTGCACTTACTGCGAATACGTTGGCTGCAAAAGTAGCGTACAAACGAACTAATCCACCTAAGCCCTCGGCTTCCTTTGCAAAGTCTCGAGCAGACGCACCTGTGCGTTGCGCAACCGCTCTTTGTCGGTTGTACGCCACCAACTCTTGGGTTGTAATAGCCTGACTCTGCGCTGCCATTCCAGTTTTTGGCATTGAAGAAGACTGCTGCCCAACACCAATACTTTTTGCACTTTTAGCTGCACTGTCGTATGCACTTTTTAATCGTTCTGCAGCGTCTGTTGCTTTTTTGGTAGTACCATTGTCTGATACGTCAATACCTACTTTAATTGTAGCCATAGGTTCTCCTGTGTTTTTCTGTAAAAATTTACAGGTATTCTTTATTTACTCCAGATTATATCATAGAGGCTAAAAAGTGTCAAACCTATAAATTTTAAGCATAAAAAAGCCCTCTATTTAGAGGGCTTTTTACTATCTTGTTTGCGCTTTATTATTGCTGCTCTGCAACTATCCAAGTGCTGCACAATCTTGAAAATCAATTTGCGAGAATTGTGATCTATTTCTAGTAAGTCAAAGACTTGAAATATTATTGACAAATCTTTGCCCAAATAGTTCCCGCCGAAAGGATCCCAAATGTCTTTTAACAAACCAAATACTTGAACTGCTTGCTGTGCTTCCGTTGGAAAGTCAGACATGTCTAACGGCATGTCGTCCTCATTGGGCTCTGTGCCCATCATCTCACACATTTCGATGTATGTTTCTTTTGAAACATTAACATCTGCATTCTGCAACCAGTTATCTAGTTTATCAAATAAAAGACTTATTTGGTCTTCGAAAAGTTTCCCAAGTCTGTTACCTGTTCTGAGACAAACGCATCAAAGTTTGAAGAGCTCTTCATCAAGTACAATGCATTTTCTTCTGAGAACTCCAGTTCATCATCTGGATTTAAACCACTTACATCGATTGGTGCAAGCTGTTCTAGATAACGAATCTTTAAACCTTTCCAACCAACAACAGAGGCTTTTACATAAAGCTCTAAGAATAAGTCGTCGTTGAGTTCTTCAACTGGTTGGCGGTTTTTAAAGCTAGTCTTTGTACTCTTTTTACGAATGGCCTGCAGGGTTTCACGGCTTAAAAAGCTGAGAGAAATCTCAAAGCCAGGCATCCCAGGATATTCTACCTCAATGTTCTTTGAGGGAACTAACAAAGACTTAAGAGAAACTTTTGTTGACATTTTTTTCCTTTTTGGTTATTAATCAGCGGGATTGCTCCCGCTGATTTGTAAATTAAGCAACTGCGTAATACTTGATTTCTGCTTCGTTTGCTGCAGTAATATCGTACGCTGTACTTGCGCTTCCCTGAGCAGTAAAGTTGATTGTTGTTGAAACAACCTGTTCTGTATTTACTGATGGGATTTGTAATACTGCTGCAGGCATTGTGATAACAACTCGTGTTCCACTGCTGCCGCCGATAGAAATAATAATTTCGTATCCTGGGGCAATATCCGTTGCTGCACCTGTTAGTAATTCGCTCAGCAGATCCGCGCTACTATTTTCTTCATTAGTACGTAGATAGCAGTTTAAAGAACCGCTAATAGCACGAGTACCAGAGAAGTAAGTAATTGGTTGGTTAACAATACCTAAGTTAGCTGGAGTTAAGTAGGTAATATTGTTAGCAAAAGTAATGTTTCCACCGGTTACAGGTAGTGTGTATGTGGTGCCAGTACCTGTAATACCTGCTTGTATTGTAACGGTACTTAGTTTGTTTGCTAAATACTTTGCATCCGTTACCTTACCTGTTGCTGTACCGGTTAAGCCACCACTAAAAGTATTGGTTGCTAGTGTTACGGTCTCTAGCTGACGTAGTGCTGTGCCTTGACCGCTCCAAGCAATTGTAGCAATTGCGTCTAGACCAAAGTCAATCGATGCTTGGTTTAGTGAGCAGTTATCGATGAGATAAGCAGCACCATCAATAACTATGATTAATCCAAACTTTTGGAATTGGTGTTTGTTACTGTTTGTAAATGCTACTGTGGAACTAGATGCTCCTGTTGTCCAGCCTACAGCTCCTGCTGCTGTACCGATAGCGTCTACTCCTGCAAAAGCATTCCACAAGAAGCGCTCTTCTGCAAGAATTTCGTCTGGATCTGGTGCTGTTAGTAGTTTTGGACGAATATAGGTGCTCATAGAAAACTCAACTGGATTTAGAGCCGTATTGAACGATCTCTGTCCACGAGTTGGAGTTGCACCAGCCTCATTAACCGTTACAGTTTCTGATGTTGTGGCCTGACTAAAACTTAACCCATCCAGAACCTGTATTTCCCAAGTATTAGATGTAGTAATACCAGTTGTATTTACTACTCCGTCGCTGTTTACGTTTGTGGTAAAGAAAACTCTACTATTACGTACTAGATTTAATGCCATAATTTTTCCTTTTTTGGATTAAAAAAGCGCTATTATTTACTAGATATTTATCTGTTTTATATAGCAGCTTTATTGCGGTAATTCATACCGTACTTGCAGATTTATTTCTCCTACTGCATACGGAGCCAACAACCCCTCGTCTGTTGTTATACTGACAACAAGGATTTCTGTTGTTTCTAGACTGTTGACGTCGTCATAAGTCAACACTCTGTTTGCATCTATTGCGTTTTCAAAGTCTTCTAATAGGGTTTCTAAATCTTGACTACTATTCTCACCCTTGCAGTACAGTTTAACACTCAAGTTCAAGAACCCCCAAGTAAAGTTACTGGGCAAGTATTCACGGGTCTCACTGCCTGGTGTTATATAGATGCTGGGAAAGTTGTCTACTTCATCCCAGAACTTTAAGTAGGGATAACAGTTGTTGTACAAATTGGTAGTGTAATTATTATCACCCACCAATAATTCATTGATCTTTGTACTCAGGGCTTTTGTTATTGAACTTCTTTTAGACATTTACAGCCCTCAATTGATTGGTTACTAGATCTGATGCGATTTGTCTTATACTACGACTTATTAACAGCTTAGGGTCTCGTGACCGTGGAAATTGCTGAAGTCCGCCGCCTGAAAACGTTGCATACGGATTTTTCATATAAGTATAAAATGCCGTTATCATGCCCATGCGGCTGGTAGACAGTCTTTCAACCTTTACACTGGTGGCAAAACGCCCACTTCTATAGTTCAAAACATCTCGATTATCGCCGGTGCCCATGTTGGCTTTTATGGTGTCGTGAAGCCTGCTGTTGATTAGGGTAAGTAGATCAGCTGGAGATTTTTCCTGTACTTTAGAAATATCTAAAGGCTGCAGTTTAGTAGAAACTTTTGTTTTCTGTTTTTCTGTAATTTTCTTATTTACAGGCACAAAAACTGTTTTTAAACTTTTCTGAGTTTTTTGATATTTATACTTTACAGATTTTGTTTTTTTGCCTTGAATTATATTTACAAAAGACTCTTCTATAAATTCTTTTATATTTTTACCGCTTCTGGCGAGAATAGGATTGGCTCTTAGTACTAGCCTAAACAGTTTGTTTGTTAATATGTCTTTTTGTTTTGTAGACAGAGGTTGTACCTTTGAATCACCTATTAAACGTACTGTTGGGCCTTCATACCTTCTACCTCTATCGCTGTTTATAACTGCATCTTCAAAGTTAGTAAAAGTTACTCCCAAGGAAAGAAGTATGCCGTACCCTTCTTCTACTGAAGTAAGTTCTTTGCTTACTTCGATTTTATTCTCTATAATGCGACTTTCTTTCTTGAAGAAAGATGCTGCTTGCTCTAGTTCTTTTGGAGCAAATTTCTTGCTTCCACCACTAGCAACTGTAAATAATGTTTTTGCAAAAGCTGGGCTATTTACCCAACCACCTAGATCATTTACAAGCGCTGCGTGACCTAAGTTAACAATGGAACCAATAGTTAGTTTACTACTGGTATCAACATATCCAAGTCTTGTTCTTATGTATTGTAGTAGTGGATCGTATACTGCATTTCTGAAACTATTACCAATAGAATTAAAACTACTCGAAAAGAATACAAAAACAGTATTAGAGCTACCTAATCCAGGATCTATTGCTGCCAATACACTTCTATTACCGAAAACTTTTCTTATATTTTTACCAAAATCTACACCTAAAACTCTTGCACTAACAACGTTTTCTATATTGCGAGTTCTACTAAATAATTTTCTGGCTAAATTGTTTAATTCTAGTATTGGATTTGTAGTATTCTGTTCTTTAAGCAGCTTTGCATGATATAAACCTACCAAACGAACTATTCTTTTTAGTAGTGCCTTATACTCAGGACTATTTGTATCTGCAAAGGCTTTTATAATGTCTTTTCCGACATTAGGATCGTCGTAAAACTTTTCCGGATTTTGTTTTAATCTGTTTACTATTAAATTTGTAAAACTAACACAATCTGCTACAAAAACATTTGGAATCAGTGCGTCGTATGATTCTCTTAGATTGTTGTTTATACGAGATACTTCAAGATCTAATCTTTTAAAGGCTTTTTCTTTTTCTTTATTATTAAGTGCCTCTTCTGCTGCTATACCTAACAAAAAGTTATTTATATTAGCGGAGGTAGAAAAAGGAATACTCATGATTAATTGTAGTTATTTACATACAAGTCCAACACCCGTTTGATGTGTGCTGGAAGACTTGTGGTTGAAATGTATTCAATCTGTACTGAGTTCGACCCGGCTGCTTTTGTGCTATGAATTGCGCTATCATTGCGTCTGTAGTACGTCAACAAGTCCATAACAGCCAATTTCAAATCGCCAGGGACTGCATCCAATCCAGCAAAGTACGTTAACCTATAACTGTTTGGTCTGGTGTCAAATATTCCCGTCCCGTTAATCAAGACGATATCGCCGGTGCTGTTTAACACCCAGTCGACATACTCCACCAATTCAGTATAATTGTTGCCGTAGTCTTGTGAGTATTCCAAACTCAAGACGCTCTTGATTGGAAACTCTTGTGGCAAGTATGCCACACCACCGCTAAAGACTTCAGTTTTAGGCTCACTCACCCAGTCGATAAAAGTGCGGTTGCAGTATGTTTTTACGAAATCTGATACTTTTGGAATCAAAGAATTAATAGTTGCGTCTTCATTTGGACTGTTGATTCCACTGTATGTTTTGTATTCTTGTAATGTAATCAAATTTAGTCCCATGTATTACTCCTGGTTTGTTTTTTCTAAACAGACCACTATCTGCTTAGAAAAAACGGGGAGGAATTCCTCCCCGATTTTATTAGGCTGCGTTAACGTAGCGTAGTGTAGAAACAGCTGGACCAAGGTTGGTTGTAAGCTGTACTAGACCAGTACGTAGTGAAGCAACTAATACTCTGCGTTGTGTCTCTACTAGGCTGTCGGTGTCAACACGTAGACCGCGCTGGTTACCAACCAAGAAGTTAGAGGGAGCAAAGCAGAATGCTGCGATGTTTGTTGATGCAGTAGCAGCACCTTCAGCGATAGCAGGGAATTCTCCGCTTACTACAACTGGTGTGTTACCGATAGCACCGATCTGACCAGTTAGCAATGTGGCACGATCGCCGACCTTGTCAACTGTTAGGAAGTTGGTGTCGTCCAATAGGTTGTAGTAAACTTCGGTGTTTACAACATAAACCAATTCGGCTGGATCTAGACCCCAAGCACCCAAGTCCTTGCGTAGAGAGCGCATGTTTGCAACTGTTACGGCAGCACTTGAATCAACTGTTACAGCTGATGTGGCATCGTACATTGCAACGCCTTGTACTGGATCGCTGGCAGTACCAGCACCGTTAATCATGGCCTTGTCAACTGCACGAGCAACTCTGCGGATCATACCGTCACGAACTACTGGAAGTAGAACAAGCATTGAATCTTCTTCTTCTTCGTAGGCCAAGTACTCACGTGTTGCAACCTTGTAGGCGCTCAATGTGATTTCTTTTAGTTGATGAGTCTGAGCTGCACCTGCTGAGTTAGCAGTACCGAACTCACTGTTCTGAACCCAAGTTGCAACACCTGCTTCTGGGTTTACAGGAATCTTCATTACGTTTGTCTGCATTGCAATGCCTCTCATTAGAGGAGCCATTACTAGCCGACGACGTACTTCGTTTTCCATGTTCATGCTAACTTCTGTTTCCCAGTAGTTAACATTGGCGTTTGTTGGCTGGTGAGCACCGGCCTTTTCAATGATTGTCTTGCCGTAGCGAGTGTTGTCAATGCTCTTGCCCATGACCTTGGCCAAAAGAACTGCATTCTCTTTTTCGCTGTAACTTACGGCGTCTTGGGTCTGCTTGTCGGCAAAGGTCATCTTTGACTTTTGCATGGCTTCTAGTTCAGCAGCCTTTTCTTTAATGGAGGCGTGTAGGCCTTCAAGAGCTGACTTGTTAGCAACCCGCTCTGCTTCTAGACGGTCTTGAACTTCTTTTAATAGCTTTTCAGCACCGGTATCAACAGTCTTGATATGTACTTGTACTGCTTCTTTTACCTTTGCTTCGAAAGCAGCCTTTTCTTGGGCTTCTTTTTCTGCTTTTTCTTGAGCAATCTTTTGCTCTTTTACTAGAGCCTCTGCGGCTGACTTGGCTGCTTCAGCAACCATTTGCTTGATTTCTTCTGGATTCATAATGATTTCCTTTGATTTATTGCTGTTTGCTTCTTTGGACTCAAGCCCTTTAGCTGATTCGCTACGAAGTGCAAACTGCTCCTTAAAAAGTTTAAATTCCTCAGGCGTGTTAAACGCCTTAGATAGTTCAAAAAGACTATTTTGATTTGCTGGAACACTTACGACCGAAATCTCTACCAGCTCTAGTTCTTTGATTAAAAATACTTCTGCTGCAGAATTGTACTCAGCGTCTAAAACGCGGAATCCAATGCTAAAAGCGGATAGTATGCCGTCTTTGATTAAACCAAACTGCTTTGCAGCAGAGCTAACCCTGGCTTTTATCCATAACCCTTTAGAGTCCGCTTTGTGTTCTACCATACGACCAATGGGCTGACCATGATCGTGGTATGCTAACACAACTGGATTCTTCAAGTAGTTTTGGATGCCTTTTTCCCACACACTACTAGGGACAACGTCTCCGTGCCTGTCCACATCGTTTGTGCTTGCATAGCCCTCGATATAAACAGAACTATCGCTAGAGGCATCACTTTTAATGGAAAAAGCACTATTTATTCGTAGTACTTTGTTTTTATCCATGTGCTTCCTTTTAATTTGATTCGCTTGGTCGTCCGCCCGTACTTGGATTGCTTGCTGACCCAGCAATATTTGCTGGAATTCTTAAAGTATCCGAGTCTGGCTTTGATTGGTAGCGAAGTTCAACTCTAGCTTCGTTTGGACTCAAAATCCCTCCGTTTACTAGTGTTGTGTAGTAGGCAGCCAAGTCTTTCAACTCAGGCTGCATCGCGGATACGTTGCTTGTCACTGGAGCAATATCGTATCCGAAGAATCTTTCTAAACTTGAAACGTAGTTATTTAAGATGGGAATTACTGTTTCTAGGTAAAACAATCTCAAGTTAGGACTAATGTTTGCGTTGTTTCCACCCTCCAACAAGATAGGCGGAACTCCAAGTGCTTTTAAAATCTTGCTGTCGTGAGTTTTGATAGAATTGTCAAAATCTAAATCTTTAAAGCTTTCATCACCCAGCTTAACAGGCTTCAATCCGCTGTCCAATATAACTGGCTTCCGCGGACCCAGTTTAGGGTTGTACTTTGAAGTCCAGTTTTGAATTGTTCTGTCTTTTGCAATCTGGGACAGTGTGTTTTCTGAGGTCAACACCATTCCCATTACAGCTCCATTTTCAAAGAATCCATCCTGAAAATTTTGCATTTTGTAAAGAGTTTTTATGTTGCGATCACAGCTCTGTAACCGACTATCACCACGATAAATGCTCTTACTACTCAAGTCTTTGAAGTGTAACACTTCTTCTGGTTTGAAGAATATTTCTGAGTTGTAGTTGTAACGACTAACAAATGTTTTTGCACTTGTTTCTATTGTTACATTTTCAGCTGGTAAATGGTAAAGTGACGCTCCGTCCCAGTACAAAAACACATTTCCGTCTAATAAAAAGTCTGTGAATATGTTACGTCGGAACTCTTGAACACTTTGATAAGGATTTGGCTGATAATTTAATATTGTGTTTAACGTTTTTTGGCGCATTCCTTGAAATACACCATCTAATTTTTTATCTTTTATGTCGTAGTCTAGTCCGCTGCAGGCGCTAACAATCATGTTTACGCCTCTGTTAACACTTTCCAACCTATCAAACGCTTGTTTGTAAGTGATGATACTGGTTGTGTCAACTAAACTACCTTCTTCTCGTGATATAACAACTTGAGCTGGATTGAGTTTTTCAATCCAGTTCTTGAATACGGTGCTTATTTTCATTTGTTTTCTCGTACAATGGTTTAAAGGACTCAAAATTTCCGTAAAAACTGCTAAAAGTAAGAATGTTACTGTTTAAAACAATCTTATCGGTTTTTTTGTTCTTTTGAATCTCAATCCAGTTACGCTGTTTGGCTACGCTTGACAGAGGTGGCGCTTTTCCAAAAACGGAGTGTAATAAAACATGGTGATGATTACAAAGAGTATAAACGTCTTTGTACAATTCTGTTTGGTGATTTTCAATAAACTCATCACGAATGTTTAAAACGTCGTCATCCGTTTTTAAGACTAACCCCCTACCCTTGCACCAGCGCTCCAATAATAGGGTAACTGACCCTAAGTGGTGTAGTTCTAAGTCCAACTCCACACCACACACAAAACAATGGTCTTGTTTTTGGTATGCACTTTTTGCTTTGTCACGAATCCATTTTACAGGAATTCGCTTGTTTGTGTTTGTTCCCATAGCAGTCCTTATTATATACTAAAGGCAAAAATTTCTCAAGCAAATTTTTTGTTAGGTAACAAAACTGTATAGTGCATAACGAAGAGCATCTGCCATGTGTGAGTAACGGTCATGAACTGGTTTTCCGGACGTGGAACTATCCCAGCGATATTGGTCTAACATCTTTAACACTTCTTTACAACGAGGATGCACTTTTAAACGATTGGTTTCTACCAAGTTTTGCACAAAGCTAATGCCTGCTAAAACGTCCTTTTTTGATTTTGTACAACTGATGTTGTAGTTGTAGGCCAGGTCCGCACTCATTTGTGCTGCGGCTGAATCGATAAACACCGTTTCTACACCATACGTATTATTGAGGTTGTTAATACGCTCTGCATGGATGGACGTGGGAAGGTTCTTTTCAACATACTCGTCTAACACATAGAACCAATCTGACTCATAACAATACTGAACCACTACATATGCAGTTTCGTCTCGATAGCCCGGATCCAATCCACTAAAACACTCGCCCACATGTGTTTCGTCTATTACATTGTGTTCACTAAACTTGTAAATCTGACCCTCGTAACTATTAAAAGACGCTAAATACTCTTGTTCGAACTGGGCAACACTCATGCTGTTCTTGGCCTCTAAAACGTCGGTTTCACTCATGCGAGGATTTTCGTCGTAGGTTGCTCGTAATGAACACCAGTACGGGTAGCTGTCATCAAACCCACGGTTGTAGAAGGAAGAGAACCAGTTTGACTTACCACGAGGGGTTGAGATAAAGATTGCTTTTGAAGTAGGTTTGTCTAAGGTAGGGCGAAGTGCAATGTTAAAAGCGTCTTCTCCGTCCACATGCAGTGCAGCCTCATCAAAAATAATTAAGTCGTAACTGCGTCCTACGCTGGAGTCTACCGTTGAGACCGATCCCATTCGGATCGTACTATTGTTACTTAATTCAATAATTCTGTCTTTTGTGTTGTCTCGAGTCACCTCTAAATCAAAGTTCTTTATAAAACTGCGTTGTAAGTCAAAGCTGATGTTGGACAAGCTATAGTTAGGACTCATGATTAAAACGTGTTTGTTTGGAATCAAAAAGATTAACTGTCCTAACACATTTGAAATAAACGTCTTGCCCAGACGACGGCTGTACGCACAAGTAATAAAGCGGTAGTGAGGTGAGTTAACTGCGTTGATTAATGCAATTTGGGGTCGGTTTAAACCGTCGTAGGCTGTTGTAGTACCCACCGGTAACAGCTTTAAATACGGTTCGATTGGAAGTTGAATAGTGGGAGTATTCCAAGTTTGAATGTGACTGGAGACGATATCGCCTCGTGAGATTTCAAGCATTTTTTAATAGTGTACTTAATAGGTTGTGGTAGTTGGATGTGACAGAGTTGTCGTTTACTTGAATGTTTGTTTGTTTTTTGATGGTGGGTGTGTGACGGGAGCGTATCTTTTCTAATGCAATCTGGCGGTCCAATTCATTCATTGTCATTTTGTGTGACAATTCCAACAATTCTGCGATATCTTTTGAAGACCCCGTCCCCGACTCGTCCAACTCCTGAAATTTCTTTTCCAACACCAAATCCATTGCTTTGCGGATTTTGAAGCGATTGTTAAATCCCCAGTCTAAAAACACACGGTCTACATAACTTTTGGACAGTGGCGACTCCAGAGTTTTGACCACCAGTTCTTGACTAATGTCTAGTTGAGAGCTCGTGACTTCAATGCTTCCTGTTGTCAAGTACGTATTGCAGATTAACACGTCTTCTGGGGTGAGCTGCACTACCTCTGCAGGTGAGTGTGGAACGGGCAGTGTGTTCATGGTTGGTGTTGTGGGTAGTGTAAAACTGAATTATAAAACATGTGTTAAAAAAATTCAACCACTATTTTTGACTTGGGTATTATTTTTAAAAAGGATTTGCTGGGTTTTGGCACCGAAAGTGTTGTGTGATATTTTTTTAAAAGAGGCCGTGTTGGAGGGCGCAGCACACTCAGTAAAGTAACTAGTCTGTTAACCGCCCCTATTGTACCACGTGTTCCTGGGCCACGTCAAGGGGCCACTCAAAAACCCCACATAAAACTCGGGTTTGACTGACTGTGGTGTTTTGCGCTATACTGTCATCACTGCAACACGAGAGGAACACCAAGATGACCACAGCAGAAATCATTGCAGCCGTCGAAACGATTGTGATAGTTTTCTGGCTGAAGGTTTGGTTTGTTCAGCGCTTCATGTAAGGAGAACAAAGATGAAGAAGCACATTGTTTACAACACCGGCCGGGTCTACAACAATCAACAATTCTTGGACATTGTGTTCGAGGAACAGGATGGGGTAGAGCTGAACCTGGACGATGTAGAGGTTTTCTTTCACGATGCCTCACGCCACATTTCCGGCGTGGTTGTGTTGTGGGGGCTCGATATGGATACTAACGCCAACATCGGTCGTGCTGTGCTTCGTGAGTACGATGCGGGTCGGTACACCTTGGTGTGATTGACCAAAGCCCCTACAATCTGTAGGGGCTTTGTGGCGCCAGAATTATATCATAATTTTGGTGGCCCGGTCAAGGGCCTGGTCAAAGACCCCACACAAAGATCGGGTTTGACACAACACGCTGTTTTGCGTTATACTAACTCTACTGACACAGACAAGGAGCCCCCAAGATGTACTACCCCACCGACATGACCCGTGAAGACATTGAGTCCTTTGAGCTGGACATGGCTGAGATGACCATTCGTGAAGAATACGACCAAGCCAACTGGGAGCTGGACGTGGCGGCCCAGGCTGCCCGCGAAGAAGAAGTGTACGTGGAGTACGTGTGGATGGTGGCTGACAAGGTGGGTGTCAACCCCACGTTTCGGGTTTGAAAGGAACAAAATGCTTGAAGCTGCCGTGTGTTACGCAAAGCAATTGATGTCTGTATATCACATGAGTTTCTTTGATGCTTGCAGAAATGCAGCCTGGGAATACTGTGTTAGTTATGATCAGGTATACAGAGAACTAACAGAATAAACAATAGGGGTTTACCCCTATTGTGGCGCCAAAATTATATCATAATTTTGGTGGCCCGGTCAAGCCCCCGCACAATAGTTGACCTGGTCGAGGGGTTAAAATTTTGATGTTGTGCTGGTGTGGTGTTGTGCTATACTGTGTTCACAGCAAGACAAGAGGAACACGAGATGACCAACACCTACACTCCCCCGGCCCTTGGCACTGTCAGGGCGTTTGTTGTACCGTGGGCTACTCGCACTGTCCAAGTGCAGGTGTTCAAGTTTGACACCATCCGGCAGGATGCCTACTGGGTCACCAAGCAGGTCAAGTCTTTTAAGACTGTGGAACAGGCCCAGGCGTATATCGCTCGGGTAATGGCGTAATCAAATCAGGAGTATATACCATGATGGTTTTTGGCACTATCACCGAGTGTGATATCACGGGTACGAAGTATCCCCGGCCCATACAGGGCATCCATTGTCTGGCCCGTGGTGCTACGGGCCGCTGGTGCTGTGTTATGTATATTGGCCCCGATAGCCCGACTTGGGTATCGCACATTCCACACGTTATTAGTGTGGAAGAAGCAGCCGCCAAAATCGAGAGTATGGGCGATTGGTTGGACTATTGAAAGGAAGTATATGTATCAAGACTGGGTTTTTGATGTTTTCTGGGATACTGGTATTGATATGACTCTGTTCAATCCAGACCATCCCATTGAATACTCTGGAGATTATGGGGAAACTCCATACTTCATAGTATATGAAGAATAACGAATAGGGGTAAACCCCTATTCGGGCGCCAATTATATATTATATAATTGGGTCCTGTCAAGCGGGTGCCTGGATAGTTGACCACACTGAGGGGTTAAATTTTAGATGTTGCATGAGCATGGTGTTGTGCTATACTGCGTTCACTGCAACAGGAAAGGAACACGAGATGACTGCTACCGAAGCCTACAACCAAGTCCAGGCCCTGCTCCAGGCCGCCCGCGAGCACGCTGCCAAGAAGGGCTATTCCGAGTCCTTTGTTGTCGGTTACCTGACGGGTATGCTGGCCAGTGCTGTGCGCGAAAACGAGGACGTGGCGCGTAGCGTGGAATGGCACACGAATGACTTGAAGTCAAAGTAATCACCAATCAATCAAAGCCCCCACAGATTGTGGGGGCTTTATGGCGCCAAAATTATAGCACATAATTTTGGGCCGGGTCAAGCGCTTCCACAATGGTTGACCTGGTCAAAGGGCTAAAATTTAGGTGTTGCACGGGCTTGGTGTTGTGCTATACTGTGTCTACTGCAACACAAGAGGAACCCGAAATGACCAACATCGACAAAGCCCGTGCCCTGATTCAAGCCCTTCGTGATGCTAAGACTTCTGAGGGTTGGTCTGGCGATGCTACCGAAACCTTTATTGTCGGATACCTGTCCGGAATGCTGGCGGATGCTATGGACGATTCCGAAAAGGTCGTCGATGCCGTGGTCGGCCACACTGAAATGGCTGTGGCCAGGATCAAGTGATTACCTGCCCGAAAGGGCTTTTCTAGGAGTGACTGAAATGAACCTGAATCAAATCAACGAACTGCGTGCTGGTCTGGGTCTGGCTCCTGTTGCTCACAAGCGTGCCGATGAACGAGAGCGCAAGGCTCGGCTGGAGCGTAACCGTCGCGAAAAGGCGGAGCGTAACCGCCAGGTCAAGGCGGCTCGGGCCAGCCGGTCAAAGTAACACAAAGCCCCTGCAATGTGCAGGGGCTTTGGGGCGCCAAAATTATAGCACATAATTTTGGGCCGTGTCAACGGCCTGGCCACAAAAACCCTACAATCTGTAGGGTTTTTGTGGCGCCAAAATTATACCACACCAAATTCTTGCTGTCAATAGGGACTTACCCCTAGGCCTGGCTCAAAGACCCCACAACACACTAGGGTATTGTGTCCAGGCCGAAAAAGCGTTATACTGTGTCCCATGGAAACGACGAACAACCGGAGACCTTCGATGGGTTACGAGCCTGTTTACACTGTGTATGTTAGTGAAGTCGCTCACAAGCCCGCTGTGCTGGAGTCGCACAGCTTGCTGACGGGGGCTATCGAAGCCGCCAACAGTAAGGGCTTGAAGTCCTATGTGGTGCGTCGCAGCTACATGGCGGGTAAGCGCGAGTATCTCACGGGTCTGATTGTTTATTCAAAGAGGGGTTAAAATGTCTGATCTTTTTCTGATTATCTGGGCTACTAGCCCATTCTGGGTGGCGATTCTTGCAATGGGAATTGCTATTGTTGTCGGCGATGGTCTTTGATTGAAAGGAAAGAAGATGACTGAGAAAACCGCAAACTATACTCCCGAGCAGGTCCAACAAATGCTGGACGGGTATAGCAAGGGTGTTCCCGTAGAAAGTATTGCGGCCACGCTGGGCAAGAGTGTCCGCAGCGTGGTAGCTAAACTCAGCCGGGAAGGTGTTTACAGGAAAAAGGAGTATGTCACCAAAACTGGTGAAACAGTTGTTTCGAAAGAAGAGCTTGCAGACAAAATCGGGGCTCTTTGTGAATTGAGTGAACCCGAGATTAGCAGTCTCACCAAGGCGAACAAAACCGCATTGCAAAAGGTACTGCAAAAGCTCTCGCTCATCGTGTGATATCCGGGGGATAATATCCCCCTTTTTCAAGAAAGGAAACATCATGCTGTTTGGAATCTATATTGCCAGCGATAGGGCCGAGTATATTGGCGCAGGTTCAACGGTGGAAGAATTTGTGGAAGAATTGGAATTGTTGTCTGGCGACAAACCCCTGAATATGGAACATCTTCAAGTATTCGACGGTATTCCTGTAAGGGTCGTCCAACATACTGTCTACAAAGTCGTACCTATTTAATAAGGCCAGTATTAGGGTAAACCCTAATACTGGCGCCAATATTATAATATAATATTGGCAACCGTGTCAAGCCCCATGTGGAATAGTTGACCTGGTCGAGGGGTCTTGTGATAGCCAAATTTTTGTAGTAGAATCCAGCCCATGAAAGCCCCCACAATGCAAGAAATGGCAGACCGCAGTGCCCAAGACACTTGGGATATACTGTGCTTTCTGTACCCCAGCTTAACCAAAACTGCTCCTGCGGTAGTTTTGAATAAACGGCTGAAAACTACCGCAGGACGTGCTTTTATTGAGCGCAATCCGCAGTGTATAGATTTGTCGGTTGAATTGTTCGAACAATATCCCGACGAATTTTGTAGGGTTATTATTCCCCATGAATTGGCACACTGTGTGGCTTTTCTGGTGTATAATGATTTTGGGCATGGCAAAAGCTGGAAAAAGATTATGAAAGAATTAGGTCTGCCTCCAGAACGATGCCATAACATGGTAAACTACAAACGGGTCTAAAATGGGGTATATATCGTGGCTAGGCACTATAAGCTCGGTTATCGGCAGTTTTCTGGTTGCGTTTCAGATATATATTTTGGGATACAGTTTGTTTATTATTGGTTCGATATCGTGGCTATATATCGGGATCACGAAAAGGGATAAATCCCTCAGTGTATTGAATGGGTTTTTCTTGTGCGCTAACCTGGTGGGGATTTCAAAATGGGTGTTGTAAAAGTCTGGGGTTTGTTTTTCGATAATGTTTTGGTGTGTCACTATCAAAACCTGTCGGATTTAGAAAGGGATTGTGTAGAATTGAAAAAGAATTTAGGCAAAAAGTGCCCCAAACTGGACTACAAAATCATCAACATGGGGTTTTTCTAACGACCACATAATAACCCTATAATATATAGGGTTATTATGGCGCCAAAATTATAACATATAATTTTGGGCCCTGTCAAGGGCCTGGCTAAAAGACCCCACGATGCGCTCGGGTATGTGCTGTGTGGCTTAAAAAGCGTTATACTGTGTTCTCTGCAACAGGAAAGGAACCCAAATGAAGGTTTACATGATCGAATGGTGGGACCAAGAGCACTTCAAGCATCATCAGGAATACTACACCAGCATCAACTGGGTGTCGTATAGGGTCAAGATGCTGGAGGAAGCTGTTCCCGCTTCTGACCCCCACGTTTCCACCATCGTCGTCAACACCGACGAATAATCGCAGTATAATTAGCCGCCTGGCCAGGCGGCTAATTTGCGCCAAAATTATAACATATAATTTTGGGCCCTGTCAAGGGCCACACAAAAAAGCCGACTGTTTTTGTCGGCTTTTTTGTTTGTGGCTCAATAGGTGTTACCTATTGAGCCGCCGCACCCCATAGGTGTTACCTATGGGGTGCGCCAAAATTATATCATGTTCTAATACACCTGTCAATAGGGACTTACCCCTGGTTAACTGCCGATCACCGCCTGGTTAACCGCCGATCACCGCCTGGCGCAAAGACCCCACGATGCACTAGGGTATTGTGTCCAGGCTGAAAAACCGTTATACTGTGTCCCTGACGACGACGAACAGAAAGGAAAGAAAACACAATACTTGACGGGGGAATGTTGACCCTGTATAATATCAGCATAGGTTGAGGGGATTGCCCGGCATTGCCAAAATTTCCCCATGCGTGTTAACTCGGAGAAACTGAAAATGGCCACTGAAAAGGTTGTGAATTATACTCCTGAGCAGACTGCTGCTCTGGTCGAAGCGTACAAGGCCGGCACTACGGTCGAAGCCCTTGCCGAGAGTCTCGGTAAATCGGTTCGCTCGATTGTTGCGAAACTGAGTCGTGAGGGTGTTTACCAGAAGAAGACCTATGTTACCAAGACTGGTGAGTCTCCCGTGAAGAAGGATGCACACGCCGAGGCTATCGGCAAGATCCTTATGCTGTCTGAGCCTGACGTTGATAGCCTCACCAAGGCTAACAAACGTGCATTGAAGGCGATCTTTGATGCACTGGCCAATTCCCGTCCAATCGAATGATTGAAGCAAACCCCGAAAGGGGTTTGCTTAGGGTATAATATGCCCTAAGCAAACCATTTTCCCAACCAAGCCATAGAAAGGGCTTATCATGCGTAACGTGAACCAGACCGTCTTGAACGATACGGAATTGGATATTCTGCAAGATATGCGGGCGGATTATCCCGACGTGGTTATCTTTCATTTTCCCTTGCTGGGGGTTTGTGTTGGTATCAAGCAAACCGGCATCGATACTGGCAAATTTGCTGTGAGTCTTGCCAGCGTAGAAGAATCCCTGTATCGCTACGATGTTGCCGAGTATCTTGTGTTGGACCGTTGGGCGAGTATGCAAGTATTGCCGTGCAATATTGGCGGCCACTGGTCAGAAACCATTATTAACCGACTGGGTGCAAAGGCTCGAGATATTGCAAAAGCCATTGCGTGACATAATAAGGGGTTATACCCCTTATTATTTAAAAGCCCCTATTAGGGTTAACCCTAATAGGGGCGCCAATATTATAACATAATATTGGCAACCGTGTCAAGCGGCCTGGTCAATGGTTGACCACGACGTAGGGTCATTGTTGGGGGCTTGTGTCGCCTGGCCGAACGTGCTACACTCGGGCTCTACAAAACAAGGGGTTCAAAATGAAGGTTGCGATATATGACATGGATGGCACGATCGTTGATAGCAGTCACCGTTACCGCACAATAACAGAAAATGGTATTGTCAAAATCGATTTGCAATACTGGCGCGATAATGAAAATCGGTGTATGCAAGATGGTTTGCTTCCTCTTGTGTCTCAATATCGCAATGACTTGCAAGATCCAAATACTTATGTAATTATCGCCACTGCGCGTATTGTGCGCGAATTGGATAATGTGTTTATCCGTGAGATTCTCGGCAGCCCCGATTACCTTATCTCGCGTCGTGACGGTGATAACCAGTCTGGCAAAACTCTTAAAATCAAGGGTTTGCAAAAGTTTTTCAATTTGAAGCAATTCAAGACTGCGGACTGTGTATTTTACGAAGACAATGTGAGTTACCTAAAAGCAGTTTGCGACCATTTCAATATCCGCGGTGTTTATATTCCCTCGGTTCAGGGTCACTAAAATGGAAACTATAGGTTGGATTGGTAGCATATTATTTGCAATATGTGCAATTCCCCAGGTTTTGCAATGTGCAAAAGACGGCCACGCCCGAGGATTAAACCCCTTTTTCTTGGGTTGTTGGTTCTTTGGGGAGTTATTCACCATTGTTTATATATTTCCAAAAGGAGATATGCCACTGTTATTCAACTACATACTAAATCTGTTTTTCGTCGTCATAATGATAAGATATAAAATCTGGGAAAGGAAATAAATCAATATAAGGGTAAACCCTTATATTGGCGCCAATTATATATTATATAATTGGCCCCCGTCAAGCCGCCTGGTCAATAGTTGACCACACTGTAGGGGCTTGCAGTGAGTCACAAAAAGCGTTACACTCGCCGGGTGCCAGTTGGCATGGGCGAGACTCCGGCCCTTTCCGGTTTCATGTGTGAAGGTTAATATGGCTAAAAAGCAATTCTGGTGCGTGGTCGATACTGAAACCACAATGCAAGATACTGTAGCTGATTTTGCTGCGGTTATTGTTGACCGTGATGGCAAGATTTACAACCAATGTGCAGTATTGGTAAAAGACCATTACTGCACATATGAATTGTTCCACGATAAACGTGCAAATGATATTTGGGGTTATGAGGGACTGGAAAAGCGTAAAGCAGCATATGTATCCATGCTGAATTCTGGTGTTCGTATGCTGGCTTCGACAGCTGCCATTAATAAATGGCTGAATCAGGCTGTGGGTAAGTATAACCCTACCCTTACCGCATACAATCTGGCTTTTGATCGCGACAAATGCGACAAAACCGGAATTGATTTGAATATCTTCAATGACAAATTCTGTCTTTGGCAAGCTAGTATCGGTAATATTACCCATACTAAGCGCTATCGGCAGTTTTGCATCGATAACCATCTATTCAATTCCCCTACCGTCAACCAAAACATGACCTACAAAACCACGGCGGAAGCAGTTTGTGGTTTTGTGTGTGGCGAGTTTAAGGTTGAGCCACATACTGCACTGGAAGATGCGCGGGATTTTGAAGTTCCCGTTCTGGTCAATATCTTGAAAAAGCGTGATTGGCGAGAAAAGGTAATTCCATATGATTGGAAAAAACACCAAGTAAAAGAACACTTCGTCGCAAAGTAAATATATATGGGGGCTAATAACCCCCATATAAAACACCATGAAACCTGATGTATTGTTGTTGATTCAAGCCGTGGTTTCTGTATTGGAAATACACAAACCCGTTGACGTAGTATTGAAAACCCGAGTTTATAATAAGACTCATCGTGGTTTGGCAGGTTGGTGCGATACTGTGTTTCGCAATAACCGTCTCCAAAAACACAAAATTGTCATTAATTTAGGCCAGACATTGGAATCCAATTTTGATGTGTATGGGGTAATTGCACACGAATTAATCCATGCCAAAATGATCGAGGATAACAGCTTTAATGAAAACTATCATCACGATGACCGATTCCAATTAATTGCAACACACCTAGAAAAGATACTAAATGATCTAGGATTCAGTACGGGAGAATTATATTCACCAGTTACTGATCTGGACTAAAATCCGCATTTTCAAAAGGAGAATCAAAAATGCAAATTGAAACCAAAACTGAATATATTATTGTACTCAGTCATGAGGAAATGATACGGTTGGCACTTATTATTAAACTGGCTCTACAGCCGATGTCTGATGTGGATATTACAAAGGAAATGGAAGAATTGGCCACGGATATACTAGAACATATCAGGGAATAATAAAAGGGGCTTATAGCCCCTTATTATTTGACCTAATACCCCTATTGTTGACCAGGTTATAGGGGTATTATGGCGCCAAAATTATATCATAATTTTGGTGAGGTTGTCAAGGTTTTTCGAAAGACCCCACGAGTCGTGTGTGGTAGAAAAACCACTTGACCCCACCCCCGGGCACATGATACAATGGAGGGTTTGGGTGTATATAAGCCGCCGCTTATATAAGAGTCGGCTTATATAAGCGTTCACGAATATAAGCAACCACTTAATTAGCGCAGGTGACCCACCTGCGCCAGTGGAAAACCTTGAAATTTTTGAAGTTGTTGGCCACCTGCGCCAGTGGAAAACCTTGAAAAATTTATTCCCCAAAAGCCGCCTGCGCCAGTGGAAAAACTAGCAAAAAATCACAC